CTAGTCTTTCCCATCTTTAGTTTTTTCTTTCAGTTTCTTAGCAAGTAGTTTAATGTATTCATGAGTTTCTTCATCTTCAGCTACATTACTCTCATCTGTAAAAAAAGATAATAAAGTGTTAAGTGTGTCCGGAAACCAACTAAAGTCATTTAATAATTGAGGAACTGCAAAGTGTCTTTCTATATATGAAAGTGTCGGAAATATAATTTCATAATCTAGTGAGCACTCATATAATGTTTGAAGTTCTAATAAGCAGAATTTATAAAAATTCTCAGTGTGTTCGAAAAGTGCATTGTATTCAATAATAGCCTGTTCTGCAGTTATATCTTCATTAGAAAACACAACACGTTCAGCAATTCTTAAGCATCTAACTCTAAGTCTGAACTCAATTTTTCTTTCCAGCTGGAGCATAGTCCTTTATAACCTTTTTTACTATTCCAAAAATTATAAAATCTTCCATATCACCTAACTTTATATCTTTCACACCAACGGAATCAGACTTTAGGATAATACTCCCATTCTTTTGATGAACAAGGTGCTTAACGATCGGCATTCCATTCAGAGCACCAACAATGGTGCAATCATAGTTTGGCTTATTAGTACACACCTCAAATATTATTATGTCACCAGAATTAACTCCTGCATCTTGCATAGAGTCACCATTAACATAGATTGCATCATGAGACTTTTCATCAATACTCATGCCTAATGCTAAAGGCATATATGTAGTAGGTAAATCATTAAGGTCTGTTAATGTACCTGTAGCAGCACTTGCACTCATAATGTGAAGCTTAATGTTTGCGAGCATACCTTGAAATTCTTTTGGTATTCTATATACCTCTTCTTTGTATTTTTCATGTGTATCTTCTACTCTATTATTGAATATGTCCTTCTTCTTACCAGAACCTCTAACTGGTAAGTTTTCTAATACGGCTGGTTCACCAACCCCATGAAGATACCATTCAATATTTATACCAGTTTTACTCAGTCTGTTCAAAGAAGACTTATTAGTATAAACTCTATCAGTATTTAAATATGTATTTAATGTAGATGGAGTCACTCCTAGAGTGTCTGCAAAATGAGTCAGATTATTATAGTAATCCTCAATGAACTGTCTTAATCTTTCCTGCGGTGTGTCTGCCATAAATAGAACCTAATTATTAGAAAAATACGAAAAATTTTATGAAAATATTTGTTTTTCATAAATTAATTATTAAATTCGTAAAGATAATACGATAATGATACGAAAATTATTAACAAAGCGAGATTCAAAATGCCAAACTATATGATAAAATCAGTAACCTTAGACCCTGATATATTCAACTATATCTGTGATACAGTAGATGGTAAAGACGATGAGAGAAAGAGTTTTTCAGCCGCAGTCAACTATCTAATAAAGTCACAAATAGCCTTAAAGAATGAATTAAAGAATCTAAAGGAAGAACTTATAATTAAAAATGACAAAGAACCTGCAGGAATCTAATTAAAGAAAATTAGAAATGCAAAGTAAAATTAATACACATTTTAAGAAAAATAAGAAAATCTATATTAAAACATGAAAGTGACAATAAAGAAAAATGATAGAAAACAAAAGTCTGTAAGGCTCAACGAAGATGAAAGAAGAGATTTGCACACAGTAGCAAAATGTGTACTTGGTAAGACTGAGTCCGATGCAGTTGCAATCATCTTTTCTGAAATAGCAAAAGAGTATAGAAAGAATAAAGATTCTAAAGAATTGATAATAAAAATAGAAATGGGATAACTCTGGAAAGTTACCCCATTAAAGAGTTGCATAGAGTATGAGGCTCTATTGCCATGTAAATTCACAACAAATATAAGGAGAAGTTATGGAACTTCAAAATTATTTCGCGCAAGTCGGCATGAGAAAGAAAGTGAAAGATGTCGCAAAGTATATAGCTGAGGAAGTCCGTCCGGATGAAAGAGATGAAGCTCTCTTTGCTATATTCTTAGAAGTAGAGGATGTTCTAAAGAAAAAGGGTGACTCATTTTCATCCCAATTTACCTGTTCTGAACTGTTAGAGAAATTATTTGATAAATCAAGAGATGGGAGATACCTAGTCGCAGTTAAAGATGGTTCTTCTGTGAAACTAATGAATCAACATGTCTGAAAATGAAGAACTATATAGACTGCTAAGTATACCTGAGGCACAGGAAAAGTTCAAGATAAGTAGAAAAGAACTTAACCTATGTTTTCAAAGAGGTTTGAAGTTCCAAAGGGTTGGAACTAGGAAAAAAGTGTGTCTTAGATGGTGGATAGACTATTTAGAAAGTGATAGTAAAAACAGACAATTACACAGTTCAGTCCGAACAAAGAAACGTGGCCATTTTAAAATGGACTCAAAAACAAAACAATCAATTTATTCAATATAGAGGAAAGAAAATGTCATTAAATATTATTAACGCAAATGATGAAATTAAAATAAATAGAATAGTGGGATTACTTTATGGTTTCCCAGGTAGTGGTAAAACATCTACTGCTAATACTTCAAACAATCCTATAACATTAGATTTTGACAATGGCTCTCACCGTTCAGGATTTAGAAAAGATGTTATTAGAATTGACAGATGGGAAGATATTCAATCTGATATGAAGCAATTCTTCAAAGTGATTGACAAGTACGATACAGTAATAATAGATACAATCTCGACATGTTTGGAATATATAGGTGAGTATATAGTAAGAAATGACCCAAAATTGGGTAGAAATAAGTTAAGATTTTACGGTGAATTAAAAGATGTCTTTGGAAAGTTTGTTCAATCATTAAAAACAAATGGTAAAGACTTAATATTCATTGCTCAAGTCAAAGAAAAAGAAGAAAACGGTGTATCAATTAAGCGACCTGATATCACTGGTGGTTCTTACGATATAGTTACTTCACTATGTGACTTCATAGGATATCAATATTATAAGGACAAGATAAGAGAGTTAGACTTTGACCCAACAGAGGAATACATTGGTAAGAACCCAATGAGTTTTGACAAGATTGACTTACCTAACTTCGCTACTGAGCCAGACTTCTTCACTCATAGAGTTGAGGAAATCAAAGAAAGGTTAGGTAACATCTCACAAGAACAAAAAGATGCAGCTGACACAGTCAAAAATCTAATATTAGAAATTAAATCCGTAAAATCAGTAGATGATCTAAACACAGTAGTTTCTGATATAACTAATGCAGACTATCCAAAAGCTATTACCGCTCAGCTCAGAGAATCAATATCAAACAAGATGAAAGAGATAGATGCTCACTTAAACAAAGAAACTGGTAAATACGAGTTGAATGTCAAAGAAGAACCTAAGCCTAATAAAGAAAAGAAATCTACTAAACCTAAAGCAGAAAAAGCACCTGAGGAAAAGAAAGAGGTAGAAGAAGTAGCTGAGTCTGAAAAAGAAGAGGAGCCATTGTTTTGATAAAGATTTCAGTATCAGTACTAGACGCATTTAATAAGTATATAAATGAACATCAAAAGCTTAGTGGTGATTTGATATATCCAGATGGAGATAGTTTTCTAGAATACTTTGATAAGGAATTCAAACAGACAGTTGACATGCAATATGGTTCTGCAGTAGATGCTATAATTGAAAATCCAGAGAAATACTGGAGTCCTGAACATCAGGAATATATCTACGATGGGATTGCATTTCCGAATGATTACATCAATAGCATTTCGCAATTCTTTGATTACTCATTCCCATTTCAAGTTAATGGAAGCACCATCTTTAAGATAGGTGATACAGAAGTACTCCTATCTGCTAGGGTGGACCAGTTGCACGGAATGGAAGTAGTTGAATTCAAAACGGTCTGGTCATCATACTTATATGAGAAATTCGCAAAGTCTATGCAGTGGAAGTGTTATAATATCATATTTGAAACTCCTAGGACAAAATACATAGTTGCTGTTTCTAAAAGGAGTGCAGGTGGTGAAGTGAAACTAAAACAAATACATCAATTCTATCTGTATCATTCAGAAGAGAATTTATTAGAAGTGAGTCAGTTACTTTCTCAATTAGTTGACTTCCTAAAATCAAAGAATCGATTAAATGAAATGGAGATTAAATATGACAGAAGCAAGTCCAAGGAAACTGCCTAAATACTTTGTAGTCTCACATGTAACTCATAGTCCCAAAGTAGCAAAACATTACACAGTTAAAAGTGGAATAGTTGAAAGGGAAGTAAAAGGGTATTATGACATGAGACCCATAAATATGATGGACATAATCTACAGAGTAAAAAAAGAGTACGCATAGACTCAGTAGAGGACGCAGAGAACTTAGCAGTAAAAATGATTGAAAGTGATAAAGAAATAGCCATTGATGCTCTGGAAACATCAGTGAAATTATTAAAATTAAATTAAGAGGTAATTGAAGCCATGCAAATTCAAAAAATCAAAATCAATTCCGTATTGGGAATTGAGAATATAGAAATCTTCCCTGGTAAGATTAATAAAATATCAGGAAAAAACGGCAGAGGGAAAACATCATTCATTGAGGCAATCAAAACTGCTCTAGGTGGTGGAAACGATGCTGAGCTGATTCACAAAGGAAGTGATGAGGGAGAAGTTGTTATCATATTTGACAATAACATGCATCTTAAAAGAAGAATCCGTGGTCCCAAAAGAGGAGTGATTGAACTTCATGATGGAGAGGGTAGAGAATTAAAAGCACCACAAAAGGAACTGAATAAACTATATGATGCTATTGCAGTTAATCCAGTTGAGTTTATCAACGTCAAGGATAAGGAAAGAGTTGAATTACTACTCGAAGCTCTGCCTGTAGATCTAGAATTGAATGAATTACTTAAGCATATCTTATGTGATATAGACTTATTAGGAGTTACATCAGACAACCGCGAAGATTTGCAGAAAGTATATGATTCTAAATATACAAATACATTAGAATTCATTGATGATATAATCAGCCAAATAGCAGATGAGAGAAGGTTTGTGAAACGCTCATTAGATGAAGCAAAAGCATCTATTAAACCACTCAAAGAGTCAATTGTTGAACTTGATGTAGATGCAGATGAGACTAAAGAAGAGATATCAAAGATTGATGAACTTCTTGAAAAAGCATCAAATCAATATCAGTCTCAAGTAAGTGCTATTGAATCTAAATTTCAGGAAGAAATTGAACAATTAAGACAGAAGAAGGACTCTAAAAAAGAAGAGATAAAGGATAGGTTCAATGAGTTTAAGAACAGTAAAACCAACGAAAGAACAAGTTTGCAAGAAAGACTTGATACTTCAGCCGCACTTTTAAAAACCAAAGAGGAGATAGAAAACCAAGAAAAGAAAGCAAAGAAGTATGAAACTATATGGGAAGCTACTGATACTTCAATTAGGAGCCTGAGAGAATACAAAACCACATTATTGAATTCGATACCAATTGATGGATTAGAACTGAAAGATGGTGTTATCTACAGAAATGATATTCCTTACTCTAAACTTAACAAAGCACAACAACTTGAAATAGCCATTGAAGTTGCTAAACTGAGAACAAAGGATATTGGAATTATCTGTGTCGATGGTATAGAGATATTGGATTCAGAAAGTCAGAAAGTATTGTTCAACAAATTTAAAGATTCAGATATTCAATTCTTCCTCACAGAAGTTACTGACGGGGAAGAGTTAAATATTGCTACTACGGAGGAGAAATGATTAACTTTTTTGATGTAAACTTTGATAGAATAATTGTACATAAAATTATCCCAAAGACACCAGATACAGATGCAGGAAATGTTCTTAGATCAGAAACCTTAGTAGATGTTCCAATAGGTACATTACAAACAATTCAAGATAGGTTATACGATGCTTCTATGTCTCAAAAATATTTTCAATTAGCTATTGAAGATAGCACTGAGTCAGGATTCTATGGTATTGTTAAAAACTTACATAATCATAATGATGAGATGTTCATTAAAAATACTGGTGATGTAGCAGAGCTGTTAGCACAATCACTAAAAACAAGTTCAATATCAGGTGGATATTTGGTCCTATTACAAGGTATGACTGATAGGACTAACAAGAAAGTAATTGTGGCCATAAAAGCCGAAATGCATAATGCTATGTCAATGAATAATAATACTATCAAATTGATTCAAGATGTGTTTCTATCCCCATCGAAGAAGTTCCTAAAGTTTGGTTTATTATTCGAATATAATGCACCTCAAAAAGAAGAGTTCGAGGAAATGGAATATCCAAACGATACATGGGGAGCATTCATATTTGACCAGCAATTCAAACCTAACTCATCATTAGCAGAGTATTTCTTTAGAGACTTCCTAGGATTCACAACTGAATTCAATGGAAAGATTCAATCTCATAGGTTCTATAAAGATACTGAAAAGTTCATATTAGATAATATTATAGATCTGAATGAAAAAACTGATATGCTAAAGTTACTAGACTATGAGTTCACTCAGAACAACCAGGAAATAGATTTATCTCCTAAAGAGTTTGCTGACTCCTATATCCATGATGAGAAGCTTAATAAAGATTACAAGGATGATGTATCTGATTATCTCCCTCCTGTAATTGAGAAAGATTCAACATTGATAAGGAACCCTTTATTCAATAAGAAAGTTTTCTTTCCAAATGGAATTAAGGTGACTGGCTCTAAGGATGCCATAGAAGCTAATGTAGAAATCATTCAGACACAAGAACAGCTATCAGAACTCTCAACTCTTCAGGAAGGATATACTATAGTGAAGATTAAAGGAAAACCTTATAGAGATAATTAATATAGGATAATCGATGAAACTAAGAGATTATCAGGAGCAAGCAAAAAAGAAAATAAGAGAATCGTTCCAAAAGGGTAATAGGAGTGTCATGCTCCAATTACCCACAGGAGCAGGTAAGACGGTATCGTTTGTTAATATAGCTAAAGACGTAATTGATAAAGGTAGAAGTGTTCTTATACTCGTTCATCGACTTGAATTAATTAAACAGACGTTTGAAAAGTGTGCAAGGCATAACCTACAAGTATCTGTTATTCATAGTGACTTTGTTTATAAGAAATATTGCAAACTTCAAATTGCATCTGTGGCCACTTTAGCAAATAGAGTAAGAAGTTCTAAATCAAAATCATTACCTGAGGATATAGACTTAATTATAATTGATGAAGCTCATCATGCTACAGCTAATAGTTGGAGAGATATAATAAAGTTCTATCCTGAGGCAAAGATACTAGGAGTAACAGCTACACCAGTTCGTTCAAATGGTGAAGGGTTTGAAGATCTATTTGATGACTTAGTAGTAGGAGTAACACCCAAATATCTAATTGAAAAAGGTTATTTAGCAAAGCCAAAGCTATTTGTAAATAAACTAAGATTTGATTTATCTAAAGTTAAAGTTAAATCTACTGGCGATTACAACGAAAGAGACTTAGTAAATAGTTATGAGCAGTCTACCACCTATGGAGATTTGATTAAGACATGGAGAGACAAAGCTAATGACATGAAAACTGTTGTGTTTGGAATAAATATAGATCATGTCAAAAAAATAGTAAATGCATTCAATGAAGAAGGAATACCTGCAGTTCATTTGTCATCTGATTTTGACAATAGGACTAGAGATAGAGTGATTAATGATTTCAGGGATGGTAAGGTTAAGATACTAGCCAATGTGAATATTGTAACAGAAGGTTTTGATTTGCCTGCAATAGAAGCCGTAATGCTTGTAAGACCAACCAAATCACTATCATTATATTTACAGATGGTAGGAAGAGGATTAAGACCTGCAGAGGGCAAGGATAGAGCAATTATACTAGATCATGCAGATTGTGTTTTTACTCATGGTTTCCCTGAGCAAGATAGAATATGGACTCTCAAAGGGTGGAAGAAGTCAGATGGAAGAGATATACCTGCTACTAAGATAAAATTCCGTGATGTAGAAACAGGTGATGAGTATGAGCCAAGAGATTTACCTCCTCATGTCACAGAAATTGAGCTAGTGGAAGTAGATGCCGATGAGTTCAGAAAAGCAGAATTAGATAAGTTATTTGAACTTCAAAAAGAACAAGAATATAAACCAGGTTGGGTATGGTACCAATTCCTAGAGAAGTACAAGATACCCACTAAGAGTGAAATAAATTATGTTCAGCAGAAAGCTGGATATAAAAAGAGATGGATATATTATCAAAAGAAACAATTTGGTTATACCAACTAAAAAGAGAATATATAAATGAAAGAGAAAGAAAAGTTTTACTTTCAACATGATTATACAGCTGCATCAGATATTAAGATACAAGGATTAATGACAGAGTTCGGAGGTCTAGCGTATGCAATATTCTTTGGAACAGTTGAATTGTTACACCAAGAAACAAAACATAAGTTACCACTGAAAGAATATGTCTTTAGGACTATATCAAACATCATGGTAATAAAAGACCCTGAGCTTGTTAAAAATGTAGTAAGGAGTTGTATTGATGATTATGGACTGTTCGTTGAAAAGGATGGTTATTTCTACTCTAATAGAGTAATGCAGAACTTCAAGAAAAGAGAGGAGATAAAACAGAAACGAGCTGAGGCTGGTAGAAGAGGTGGTAAAGCATCATCCAAGCAAGATGAATCAAGTGATGTGAAAGAGGAAAGCACACCTGAGCCAGAAGAGAAATCATCAAACCAAAACCAACCATACGGCAACCAAAAAGAAGCAAATGCTAAGCAAGTGCTTAAGCAAAATCAAGCAAATGGAAACAAAGGAAAGGAAAGGAAAGGAAAAGAAACAAAAAAGAAAGAAAATGCCTTAAGAAAAGGCAATGTACTTGATATTTTCCTCTCTGAATATCCTAAGCAGATAAACCGAGCCAAGCTTGAACCGGTACTCATGACCTTTGACGGAGACCTGCAAGAACTCGTAGATGGTGTACGGCGACTCAAAGCTTACTCTGAGGCATTGAAAACGGAGAAGCAGTTCATTCCGAATGCTGAGAACTTCATCAGGAATAAGGACTATCTGAACCCCTATGAGTTTACACCGCCAGACAATGACGATGAGTTAGAGGATGATTCTGAATTAAACTCTAAACTCGTTTATGAGCAAGGGGGTTATTAACCATGAGCAGAAAACCACCTCCATTTTCCTATGAAGCAGAGATGATTGTCCTTAGTGCTATGATGCAAAAAGGAGAATGCATTGATATTGCTAGAGGAGAATTGGTAACATCTGATTTCTATAATGAGAAGCATTGTCTAATATTCGATGCTTTAATTGAGATGCATGATAAAGATGAAAGGATAAACATACTTTCACTAGAGGAAAACTTAAAGAAGAGAGTTAAGTCAGATGTAGTACCAAGCAGAGTGCAATTAGCCAAAATTTTAAAAGAATCCTCAACTACACAAGATCTAAAGCAACATATTCTAATTCTATTGGAGAAGTCATTAAGAAGGCAAGTCTTAGAAGCAAGCAGAACAGCATTGCAGAAAAGCTATGAAGAACAATCAGAAATATTCGATACTATAGGAGAGTTAAGTTATAATGCAGAGCTAATACAAAGTAAGATTAAGAGTGAGAATCTACAACTTGACAACGAAAAATCAATTAATGATGCTTATGAATTTGGAAAAGGAATAATAACAGGAAAAATTCAATTACTTGATACACCTCTTCATGACCTCAATAGAAAAATGATGTTCTTACCAGGGGAGCTGTTAGTTGTTGGAGGTCGTCCATCCATGGGTAAAACTGCATTGGGTTTAACATTTGCAGAATACTGGTCTATGAAACATAAGACTGCGTTTATCTCACTAGAGATGACAGATCTAGCATTGACATTAAGAAGAATGAGTTTCTATACAGGGTATTCAAATAGAGAATTACTGAAAGATGATGATAAGTTGAGGGAAGCTAGAAGTAAACTTATTGACATGGAGACAAACAATCTCATAATAGATGACCGATCTGATTATCACTACAATAATCTAAAAGGAAGAATAAAGCAGTTAGTTAAGAAGTATGGTGTTAAGGTAGTAATTGCAGATTACTTGCAATTGTTTCCTAGTCAAGGAAATTCAAAGAGAGAGGAAGTAGGGAATATTTCAAACCTACTAAAAGCTATTGCTAAAGAATTAAATATCTACATGGTGTGCCTTGCTCAGTTAAGCAGAGAGAGTGCCAAAGGTGGTAAGACTCATAGTAGTTATTTCCCAAAGATGGACCACCTGAAAGAAGCTGGTGAAATCGAGCAAGATGCAGATCATATATTGTTAGTTCATAGACCCGAATACTATTTACCTAATAAAGATATTAATTTGGCTAACAGACAGGAGCCAGTTGCAAACCTTGGTATGCTTTTCTATTCAAAACAAAGAAATGGCCCAACTGGTATTATACCTATGACCTATGAAAAGCCTAGAATGAAGTTTACCAATTTTTTAAGTTGTCATGATGAAAAAGTGTATGATGAAATAAGGAAAGAGCAGAGAAGAGACTACATGCACAAGCAAGAACAAGGAGAGAGTATTTTTTAGATATTACAAAAAATCTTATATTTGAGCTGCAACAGTATTTACTAAATGATTTATATGGGGTAGCTATGGAAATTCAAACTAAGCTCAAAGCACTAGCAGATAAGATTGACAAATTAAAAGACAAGATTGGAACAGAGGAAGCCACAAAGAATGCATTCATAATGCCGTTCTTAGATATATTAGGTTATGATATATTCAATCCCACAGAAGTAGTTCCAGAATTTATTGCAGATCAAGGCATCAAGAAAGGAGAAAAAGTTGACTATGCAATATTTCAAGATGATAATCCGATTTTAATTATTGAGTGTAAACATTGGAATTCAAAATTAGATGTTCAACATACTCAGCTATTTAGATACTTCTCAGTATTGAAGACAAGATTTGCACTTCTTACAAATGGGATTGAGTATAGGTTTTATACTGACTTAGATAAAGCAAATGTCATGGATTCTAAACCTTTCCTTGAATTCAATATATGTGAGCTAAAGGATTCAACAATCAAAGAAATCACAAAGTTTCAAAAGTCTTCATTTGATGTAAGTTCTATATTGGATAATGCAGGATATTTAAAACATACCAAAGAATTAAAGTCTATTCTGAATTCTGAACTTGATGAGCCAAGTCCAGAGTTTGTAAAATTCTTCATATCTAAACTAAGCAAGTCCAAAAGAGCTACAGAAAAAGTAATTGACGAGTTCACACCACTTGTCAAAAAAGCGTTTGCCCAACTAATGAATGAGAAAGTTAATGCTAGGTTAACATCAGCTCTTACAAAAGAAGCTGAACAGCAAAAAGATGAATTAGAAGAAGAGAAACCAAAAAGTAAAATCGTAACTACAGAAGAAGAAGAGGAAGCGTTTCAAATAGTTGTTGCAATCCTAAGAAGAAAAATTCCAAAAGAAAGAATAACGCACAGAGATACACAATCATACTTTGGCATTCTCCTCGATGACAACAACAGAAAACCTATTTGTAGACTACATCTCAATACTGAGAATAAGTATATCAGTCTTTTTGATAAAGATAAGAATGAGAACCGCCAGCAGATGAATTCAATTGATGATATATACAAGTTTGAAAAAGAAATTCTTGATGTGGTAGACTATTATGAAGATTAGTATGTTTTTCATAATTGTATTTATTGCAAGTGCATTTAACATCTATTCCCAGACTAAAGCAACCACGGAAAACGGAACTGAGGTTATTCTTTTCGATGATGGAACCTGGGAAGATTCTAAGGTTGTTAATAGAGGAGACTGTAAAGAGTTAATAAAACTCGTCGAGACAAATGAAACTACAGGTTTCATGTCAGAGAAACCATTAAATGTAGATTCAGGCAAGTTGACATTGTCTATTACATCAGTTAAGAATGGAAACGTTATAGTTGTATCAATGACAATCGAAGGAGATAAAAAACTTATCTGTATTGGTCCAGATGATAAAGTTGTAATTACTAAGAACAATGGAAAGGAAATTGAATTACCTAAGTTGTCTGCGAAGAATTGCAAAGGTGAATATACTTTATTCATTGGCAAACCATGGAAGACAACTGAATTAATAGAAACTCTTTCTAGTGGTCAAATCAAATCTATAAAAGTGAAATCCTATGAGTTTGAATTTAAGTTCTACCAATCAACACTATTTCAGAAGACACTTAATTGTTTAGATAATGTAGAAATTAATAAATGATTTAACATACCCTGCTAGTTCTCTTTAGCGGGGTTATCTTTTTTAATTCTTTCTAAATAGCCTACACTTATTAAGCCTGTAGGTAGTGCAACTACTCCAATCCCCAGTAGTGAAATAATGCCACTAACAAGTTTTCCCATTGGGGTTATAGGGTATATGTCACCATAACCAACTGTTGTGAGAGTAGCGACAGACCACCACATAGATACTAACACATTAGAAAAAACTTCTGGTTGAGCTGGATTTTCAATATAATACATCAGAAAACCGCTAATGAATATCATAAAGAAAGTTAAAATAAGAGTGGAGATCAATTCATTTTTCTTATCAATTATGATTTCTTTAATTAGTAAGAGTGATTTCATATACCTGTTAAGTTTAAGTATCCTAAAAAATTTAAATATTCTTAGTATTCTTATAAACCTAAAATCAACTCTTAACAAAAAGGGTAGCAAAAAGGGGAGTAATGCTAGCAAGTCAATTATTCCATAAAATGAAAAAACAAACTTTAATATTGATTTGAATTTGCTACTAGCTGGATGAGTTAAATCAGAAATATAAACCCTCAAACAGTATTCAAAAACAAATATTGTCATTATTGACTTACTTAGTAAATCAATATATTGTCTGTATTCAGCATAAATATCATTAATAGACTCTATAATTAAAAGGATAATACTTATAATTATTAGTATAAATATTAGAAGGTTAAATATACTATTTTTACTCTCATCTTGATAGGCTATTAGATTAAAAATCGCCTTTTTCAACATATCCTCCAACTGGATAAATTTTAGAAAATGCTTAGTTGTTAAATTATAATATAATATATATTCAACACACTTTACTATACCCTTACTCTATCATCCCCTTATTCAAACTTAATATTTTGCGAAAAATATGATTAATATTTGATATTCGTAAATAATTTATTAATTTAGTAAAGTGTTTAAAAAAGAGTTGCTGGAACAAATATGAAAAATAAGAAAAGTGAATACGAATTTGACAAGTTTGATTTAGGAGTTGAGTTGAGAAAACTTCAGGGGTCATTACTCATTACTGACTTGATTACTGCAGGAGTTTTATTTGTTCTTGTTATGATTGGGTATCATTTGATATGATGAAGTTGAAAGACTTTTCTAAGAAGTATGATTATCCAGTCAGGGCAATCCGCTACTTCATGGAAACAAAGTTGACCAAAGGGAAGCACTACAAAGTAAGAGGAGGTAGGATAGTGTTACCTGAAAAAACTCAAGAACTAATTCATCAGAGATTTAAAGCAAGGAAAGACTATCCTATATCATACAACCGAATCAATAGTGAATTTGGATATAGGATGAAAGAGCTGAAAGAGTTCACGAAAGAGGAAGAAGATTATATACTAATTGGTCAACGATATCATTTCACCAATGAGGGTTATCAAAAAGTAAAAAGATACAAAGAGGGTGAGCCAGTAAATCAACAACCAAGAAGAGTGACAGAGAGTTTACCAACAACAGAAGTTACAAGGCTAAGTAATTATTCAGAAATGTCAACAAAAGAAAAACACAACTGGGCAGATAAGATAGGATTATCTAAAGAAGTAAGAGACTTATTATTCAAATAGAGGAATACATGGCATCAGAGCTAATACCAAACATCACAAGAAACCAAATAGTAGAAAATGGATTGAACATTGTAATCCTATCAGCTAAGAATAACAGTACATTCAAAGTTGGTAAACCACTTTATTTGAGAGCTTCAAGAGGCTCGAAGCCACAAGAGAAGATCTTCAATGAAATAGCTGAAGTAGACGCTATCAATGAATATAGCAGAGATGAAAATGGTGACGTTTATGCTACAATTGAGAAGGTAACAAAATTTCAAGTCTCCACTTACAACAAAGAACAAAAGCTGTATGATATATTTATCAATGATCTGTATCTATCAAGTGCCGAACAAAAGGAATTTCTAAAAGAGCAAGGATTCTCTGAGGATGAATTCCTTGATAAATATGGTGTAGGAATGTACCAGGGATATTTAATCAAGTTTAACCTATGAAGTTGAGAATCTCACATAAGATTGCAGATAAGATTCAAAAGAGCGACTTGAGTTCTGACTTACAGTACGCTGTAGATGTGTTGGGTATTGAGCAAGTAAGAAAACTTATAGTTGAAATGGGTGGGACTGGTAGTCCTATTTACATTCCAGATGCCTCATCATTTGATAAACCTATATACCGAATGTTAGAAGAAGATTTTAGCGGTGATTCAATTAGAGATATTTCACTAAGAACAGGAATATCACAACGAAGACTAAAAGGAATTTATAAGAAATATAGAAAAGAGCACAGCACTTAAAACTCTTAAATGGGCTGTAGCAAGGGTGTTGGAATGCACCCAGTCCAGCAGGGGTATTCATCTCTCTCAACATGGTGCCCCTGTATTTTTAAAAGAATACAGGAACTAAAATGAATGACAAGGAATTAGAATCATTAATTGATGAAAAGGCAGATAGCTTTATTTCAGAACTTCAGTGGCACGATACATTAGATGTTCAGAACGCAGCAAAAAAAGCATTTTCAAAAGGCTTCAAGGACGGTATTGAATATAACAAAGAAAGTCTGAAGGCAACGGTTAAGGAAATGGTTAAGGAAGGTAAGCCTGAGAAAGTGAAAAGAAACACTAAGACTAAGAAGGCACCAACTAAAAGTAAGAAGAAATAACAGCACCGGTAGCATAGTTTGAAAAACCCTAAAGTAGAATAAGGACTCTATGCTATCGGATGCTTAAATAATTAAACCATACTCAAATGAGTGAATCAAAACGCAAGAAGGTCAGGTAATGCTGGGGGTGATGGATATGCACCCTACGCGCCCATAGTTGGGTATGGTTGTTTTATAAATGATATATGAGATATTAGTAATGAAAAAGTTAATCCTTAACAAAGGCGAAGGGAAGACAATCAGAGCAATTAAAGAATCTGCTAACACTAGATATCCAATAGTCTGTGTCTCTTCGGCGCAATGTAAATCAATTCAGGAGATTGCCAGAAAAATGAGTTACAATATACCTGAGCCATTAAATTTTAAGGACTATCCCAATAACACCATTGGTCGCCAAATCAACGGTTTCATAATAGATGATGCAGATCTGTTGTTACAAGAGCTGTTCTTAAACAAAGTTTGGATGTTGACAATGAACAAAGAAAAGAATGATGAATTATGCCAAAACTAACTAGAAAACAAAAGAGATTGCTCAAGTGTATCAATGACGGTATTGTCAAAGTGAAAGAGTACACTCTAGAAGATAAGAATGTGAAGTCAAAATATGTTCTCATTGATTCAGAAGGGAATGCAGGTGTAGCTAGACGTTCTGATGTCCAGGCATTAATTGATAACGGATTCTTGAAGATGAAAGAAAAGACTAAGGTAAATGAGTAAGTTTATAATAAAGAATAGCAAGGGTGTAATGGTTGCTACACTTAATTTACACAGTCGAATGAAAGAAGAATTTAACGCTATGACCATATCGGAAAAGAATGAATATATGAGAAATATGTTAGCTAATACTCCATACAGAGACTGCATAGTAGAAGAAATTAAATTCCCCTTTACAGTAACAATTGCAGGTAAAGAATGAGTAAAGACAAAATAATGACATTTAGACAACTAGAATCCAAAGTAAACAAACTAGAATCCATAACTGTTCTGAATTCAATACTAATAGCAATGATGGCTGTCTTACTTTTAGTACTATAACATAGCGTGGTGGAGTAAATGGTTACCTCACTTGTCTCATAAGCAAGAGATTACAGGTTCGAGTCCTGTCCACGCTACAAAGTCATCTTAGAACAAACCAATAGAGGCAACACTATGAAATAAGATAACTGAAAACAATACAATGTTGCAAGTGAGGGCTTCTTGATGTGCCCTCACATTTTTATAACTAATAAAAGGAAATACAATGAAAGAAGAGAACGAGCAAGAAGTAGCAAACAACGACACTCAGACAAAATCGACAGAACAACCAAAGGAGAATCCAACAGCAGAAACTGCTGACGGAAAAGTTATTGAAGCTACTGCCGATGGTTATCAAGTTGATGAATCCTCTAATGTTGAAACTAATACTGAGTCTCCAAATCTTGACAACGAAATCATTGAAGACGATGGTACGAAAGATTGGATTTATACACCATATGAATTCATCTCAGGTGGTAAACATAAAGGCTTGTCAGTTGCCACTTATGGATTTCAGACTGATAAAGGAACAACGTTAATGACAATTGTTGAGAGAGATGGAGTTATCAGCAATGATATTGAATTCATTCCTGAGGCAAGAATAATCAAACACGAAGACGGTACAAGATCAATTAAATAGAACTATTTCCACCTCTGTTCTACTTGCGAAGTTTCCCCCAAGAGATAAGTTCGCAAATTCCTCTGGCAGAGGTGGAGTTATTAAAAGAGTATAGGTAGAAAACATGAAAATCCAAACCACATTAGAAGAAGTTAGGTCGATTGAAAAAGGAATTAAGAAACATCACATTACCTCAGACCCAAATGGGAAAAGAAGAATAGGTAACAAGGTTGATTTCCATGTCGATGATTTAGGTAACCACAAAGAAGAAATCACTAGCAAGCAACTAATCGAAATAGCAGTTAGAAAAAACAAAGACAATTATGAAGTAGTTTATCTGCAGATAGATAAGAAAGACCGCTCAAACAAACTCGATACTATAGCAGTGAACGAAGGATTTGAGAAAGTACAATCTTTCCTAGAATGGGTATATAACCTAGCTGATGAGAAACCTAAAGATACTTTGAGTGTGTTACGTGGTAAAATCCTACACTGGACTAGCATAAAATACTAACCTTTACAGCGGTGCGGTCAAGAACTTTCCTTTATGCGTGTATTTACATCCGACTGCACCGTTTGTCTTACACCTATCCAAATTCGTAAAAATCTTAAATCAATCTTGCATTTTAATAAATTATTTACTAAATTCGTAAAGTTCTTATGAAAATAAGAAAGAGAAAGGTTTAGAGGAACCTTACATGTAAATTCACAATCAGAGGAGTTATCAAAATGACGGTAACATTTAACGAACAAATACTAACCTGTTCACCTGATAATAAGATGGTTATAGATACTGACGGACCAGCCGGAAATGTGTTCTGGTTAATGTCTATTGCTAGCAAGTTAGGTAAAAGGTTAGGGCTCAACACAGGGGAAATAGTGAGCCAAATGCAAGAGAGTGACTACCCTCATGCAATAGAGGTATTCAATGAACACTTCAGCGAGTATGTGATACTGGAATCACAATACGAAAACAATCTAGGCATGCAGCAAAAAGGAAAGGGGGTGAGTCAATGAATTATTTTAGAAAGTACAAGCTTGTAGTTGAGGAAACTACAGAGTATGCTCAAAAGAAGTACAATGCTTCTCACTTTATTTTCAACAAGGCTAAAGATATAATTGGAACAGATATCAATGTTCGTGAGCACATGCTATGTTTCTTCCTCGATAGTCAATGTAATTTAACAGGTTATTCAACAATATCAATAGGTATGGAAGAATTATGCTCAATCTCATTAAAGCAATTAGCCACTCTGGCGTTTCTATCCACTTCAACTAGAGTAGTGCTATTGCACAACCATCCAAGTGGTTCAAATAAACCAAGTGATTCAGATAAATCTGTAACTAGAGAGGTTAAAAAAAGTTTGGCAATGCTAGATATTAAGCTCTTAGACCACCTTGTAATTACTAAGGATAGTTACTATTCAATGCACGATGAAGGAGAATTATATGAGGAGGCGAACCAATGAACTACAACACAGTAAAGCTCACAGACATGGAAGTAGACATTGTAGTTGAGTGGAAACATAACGAGTTTAATATCACTAAGGTTGAAGACTTTAAAAACTCAGCTCCTTTTCTTTGCGAAAATCTAGATCATTCAGCATTAGAAAGATTCGCTCCAAAGCATGAGCCAGGTGACCAAGAGGCATGGGAAAATGAAATGCTAGTAGCATTCCATCAACTATCTCATTATGAGCAATGCGAATTGATGTTAGAAATATTGACTGACCCAGATACTTTTTACGATGCAATCTACGAGCAGATACAAATCAGTGAAAGCGATTATAAGGATATAATAGCTGATATAAGATACGATTCAATGAGGGAGGAAGCATAATGTTTAATGATGAATTCTTCCCAACTCCAAAGGAAGTAATTGAGAAGATGGTTCTTGAAGCAGATCTAAATAAAGAACACTACATTTTAGACCCATCAGCAGGGAAAGGAGATATACTAGAATATATAAAGTCAGACTTTACCACATTCGGTAACAACTACAATTACCTTGAAGATAGAAAACTATACGGAATTGAGTTAAATCAAGACTTAGCTACTATCCTAAAAGAAAAAGAAGTAAGGGTGTTAGCGGATGACTTCTTAGAATATGAACCATCTATGAGTTTTGATAGGATACTAATGAACCCACCTTTTTCAAATGGAGATGAACATTTATTGAAAGCATGGGAAATATTAGATTCAGGGAAAATAGTTTGTCTTCTCAATGCAGAGACTATTAAAAATCCATATACAAAGAAGCGAAAATTATTATTAGAAATCATATCTAAAAACGGATATGCAAAGGAAATGGGTCAGTGTTTCAAAACTGCAGAAAGGAAAACCAATGTAGAAGTTGTTATGGTGGTATTGGAAAAAACATCAGGAAGTAGATTTGAGTTTGATATTGAATACGATAAAGAGAAAAACACTCAAATCAATTCAGAAGTGCTTAATAATCAGATAGCTACCAATGATGCTATTGGGAACATAGTTAAGTATTACCAATTAAGTAGAGATGCAGGTATTGAACTTGTTAAGGCGATGGATAAATTTATTTATTACTCTGACCCTCTAAAAAGTGGGCACTATATGTATGGGCTCGATGAGATAATGAAAGACTTCAATAATAACAGCAATACAAAAAGACATAATAAGCTAATGAGTATGTTAAAAAAGGAAGTCTGGGAAAAAATCCTTGACCAAGATGACTTGAAAAAAGTAATGAGCTCAAGTGTAAGGGAAACTCTAAATAAATTCATTCAGCAGAACTCATCAATGGATATTACTGAAAAGAATATAAAAAGAGTGATATATGAGTTAATCTCAAACAGAGAATCAATCTATTATCAAACTATAACTTCAGTATTTGAAACAATGACTTCATTTCACAAGGACAATAAAGTACACGTTGAGGGATGGAAAACAAATTCTGCTTATAAAGTAAATAAAAGGATTATTCTACCCTATGGGATAGATTATAATGATTGGGGAAGTTGGAATATTAACTATAGAGGTGGTAATAGACCAGCTGTTTCAGATATTGATTTAGCTATATCTATGATCGATGGTAAAGACGTAAATGAGATTGATAAAATATATGACAGCATATATCAACAGTTTAAAGTAATCGAAACCCATGGCTATAAAATGGGCCACACTAATAAATGTGAATCGGAATATTTCAATATCAAATTCTACAAAAAAGGAACACTCCATCTGCAGTTCAAAGATGACAAGCTTTGGGAGTTATTCAATGTAACCGCTGCTCAAGGTAAGAACTGGATAGGAACAGAAGATCATGAAGAATACAAACAACTAATACAGGGGGATTAACATGAAAGTCAGAAAAGAATTCAGATCTGAAATACAACAAAGGATATTTGCTAAACTATTTGTTTACTGGACAGCATATCACAATGATAAGCATTATTCAGAATTTCCTGACCAGGAAGTAAATGTTGTATTCTTCGACTATATCAATGACCGGATTAAGAATCACTTACATCTTCCTGACGGTTGGCAAGATATAACAAATTACAAAGACCTAAAGAAATGGTATTTAGCACATGTCAATGGATAGAATGCAAATACTTATGAATTCAATCAGTGAGTGGTCCACCAAAACTTTAAATCAGAATAAAGACACTATTCTTGAAAAGTTAGAGGAGGAGCTCACTGAATTAAAGGATTCTAAGCGTTCTACAATCGAGGAAGTATATGAGGTAGTAGATATGTTTCATTTACTGCTAGACTACGCAGAGAAGTGCGGTATTGATGCTGAAACTGTACTTTTACTCACAGAACGAAAACACAGTATCAACAAACAGAGGAATTGGGTTTCTGTTAATGGAGTATGGAAACATGAAAAGGAATAACCATCCACCTACAAAAGAGGAGTTTCATTTAGGGCAGAGAGTAAAGTATTTGGCTACTCAACATGTTGATGTACTTGGTGAGTGTAAATACAAGAGTGATTTCTTAATCTCTGCTTATATGGAAAATGGTTTTATTCTTGACAAGTATGTTCTGAAGACTAAGAATAAGAAGCTGATAAGAACAAGATACTACGCTTACTTCATGAAGAGATTCAATCAGATTGAAAAGAAATATAAAATTAAAATTAATAGGGTGAACTAATGGGAACAAGACATATAACAATAGTAATCGATGAACAAGGAAACAAAAAGGTTTCACAATATGGTCAATGGGATGGTTATCCTGAAGGGCAAGGCTACAATATTTTAGAAACTCTTAAAGATGAGAGCATTGTTTCAAAGCTAAAAGAAAACCTCAACAAATGTAGGTTTATTGATGTGGAAGGAAAGGATAAAAAATTCATAGAATCCTATAATGCTAATGCGCCAACTTGGTCGAACGAACCCGACAAAAGAACTGATGAGCAAAAAAGATGGTTTGGTACTTACATCCATAGAGATGTAGGTTCTGATATACTCAGAAATATTGCAGAATCTAAGGACGAAGAAATCTTGATTGGTGAACATGAATCATTAAAATGGATTGACTATTGGTATGAGATAAACTTTCAAACTAAGAAGCTAAAAGTATGTGATACTATTGAATTCGATTTAAAAAACTTACCTAAACCGAAGAAGTTCAAAAAGCAGATATATAAAGCTTTAGAGGAAGAAGAGGAATAATAAAATCATAGGCGAGGTGGCGGAATTGGTAGACGCATATTTCAAAAAAGGTGCTGAAATACGTAATGATTGGATAACTGGTAAATAGATAAGCTGGTGCAGGTTCAACTCCTGCCCTCGCCTCAATTTAAAATTGAGAAAAAGAAATGACCATCAACGAATACATAAAACGCAAAGACACTGACAGAGACTCAGGCAAAATGAAGAACAATCTTCATTGCAAGAGTGGTCTAACTATGTCTGTACAAGCAAGCGGTTCTCATAAATGTGAGCCGAAAATAGATAATGCAGATCATTATAGAACTGTAGAGATTGGATTGTTAAGTAGAAGAGTTGAAGACTTTGACCCTTATACTGAGATGGTTCGAAGAAAGCCAAGGATAGTGATATATCCCAATGTGCCAGTATCTATTGTTGACAAAGTCATAAGGGATAATGGTGGAATTGATTTGTCGAGGTGTGTGAAATGAAAAACATACCAAAGAAAATATATCTGAATCTAGGAATGGATGAGATAGAATCAGAAAACGTAAAAGACTTTAATGAACTAAGAGAAGTTACTTGGTGTGAAGATAGACAAAGTGAATCAGATATTGAGTATCAATTATTTGATAACCATTTGCTAATAGCTGAAATCAAAGGCTGGGTAAGAGCATTAAAACATAAAGCAAGGGAATTAGAAGATAGTATAGAAGCGGGATTATCATATGATGAGCAGGCAGAAAGAAGTGATAATGCAACTGATATGAGGTTAGAGGCTTTGCACTATGAGAGATGTTTAAAACTGTTGGAGCAAACAAATGAGAGATAAAGAACACTATTGTCAAGAATGTTTAAGCTACAGTAAGCGCAAACTGACCCAGCAAGGATGGTTGTGTGATTATTGTATTAACAAGAATGATGTTTTGGAAGCCAATAATAGAGCAGGAAAAAAACGGATAATTCGATTAATCAAAGGTAGGTTAAAAGGGCTTGAACTATACCTATCTCATATACCTGCTGACAAGATAATAACACCATTTGACATTGATGTAAGAACTGAGTTTTACAGATTAGAAGCGGAATTGAAACAATTTGGAGCAAACAAATGAAAGTCAGAGACCTTAAAAACATAATCAATAGGAACTTCACCAATATAGATAAAAAAATTGGTGTTGAGTTAGTTGATACGGGATTTCTGAAGTACACAAAACTAACTCCAGAGAATTATTACCACTGGTGGTATGAGGTAGAAAACAAAAAGGAAGTAGACCCTAAAAATTATACTTATGATTGGAATGACCTGCAGCCTACTTATAAGATGGAGACGATTAAATATTTAATCACTAGGCACGAAGATTACGAAAGTGCTTACAAGTTAATTGACAAGGTTTTGCAATTACACTCATCACAGCACGATGGACTAAGTACAATTTTAGACGTGTACGATACACTATACAATAACAGATTTGACAAACAACTATTTTAGGAGCAAACAAATGAAAGTGATTAGGAAAGAGCGTGAGCAATATGATGCTTTCAAGTGGGAAGGTGTCACATTTAAAGACTACGAGCGGTTTTTAGCCAAAATAGGAGCGGTTAGATATATAAGAAGTAGTAAGAATAATTTTGATTTTTCTATAATATATTTTAAACGTGGTCAAACTATATACGGAATGAAAAGGGGAGAATATTATATAAAGGCAGTTAATTATAATATATTTAATCGCCCTGAAGTTTTATCCGAAAAAGAATTTAAAGAACAATACGAGGTTATAGAATGAGCAAAATACAATTCAGAAAACTACTAGGAATATCAATATGTAAATTATTAGGTCACAAAAGGGAATACCCTATGTGTGCTCCACCTAGACAAAGAATAAAGTTAATCTCACATTGTACAAGATGTTATAAAAATTTAGAGGGAACCAAATGAAACAATTCACCGAACAAGAAGCTATTAAATTAGGCGAATCTAAATTCTATGAAGATTTGACAGCTAAAGAAATAGTAGCCTTTCAACTATATCAAGATAAGTTATGTATGCCGTTTGATGTATTCCATAAAGCAATTACAGAAGCATTAGATAGACCTGTATATACTCATGAATTTGTAGATTATAAGAGATTACGGTTAGAATTTGAAGGCAGGGTAGACAAACCAACATTAGAAGATATAATCAACATAATTCCAAAAGAAAAAAGAATACTTATAGGATGTTAAAATGAGCAAAGTACTAAAACTAGAAGGTATGGGTATGGGTTCGTCAGACGACATAGAACTCATTAAATCTGGTCTAGGTGAAGACGTTGAAATAATCACTTATGGGAACTTATACTACGATCCAAAACAGCTGAATAAAATCACAGTTGACAATCCTGATTATATCTATATCAATTCTACAGGACTGTATAAGGATGGAATCAAAGAGTTAATCAATCGGTTCAAGGATACAGGATTCATTCCTAAGAATGTAATCTTCGGATGGATTGAGAACTCTAGTAAATCAATTCCTACAGAAATCATTGATTATTACAAAGAGCAAGGGACTAAGTTCTGGGAAGTTGATGAAACTAATGGAAAATTAATTGAGGTGTTTAAATGAGTGAATTGAAAAGCTTTAAAACAAGTAAATGGCAGATAAAACTGAAATACGATGAAGATTTTCAGATATTAATGTGGAAAGCTAAGAATGGTAGGATTCCAGCGAGTACAGTTGAGCCTATAAATCCTATTATCGAAAAGATAAATACAAATAAAGACCGATGGGAATTGTATTGTAAGCCAAAAGAGTATGAATATTTGATTTACCACTTAAACTCAACAGCTAAAAAAGAGCATGAGGCGACTGAACTTACTTACGAGAAGGTTTACGAGGAGCTAAATGGGTTGAGAGGTATTCAGTTAGTACAAGCTATGAATAAATTTGAATGGTCAATGATTGATGAGGATAACAATGCACATCATTGGCACAAATTAACATCTTTATTCTTTGGTATGCGTGAAGCTGTTGAACGTGGTTTAATGAAAATAAAGAGGGTCAACGATGAGTGAACTAAAACACTTTAAAGGAAAAGATTGGGAGATCAAGGTTAAGTATGACGAAGATATGGAGATGGTGCTATGGAAAGAGAGGAAAGGACAAATAGAAAGAAGCATTCCTTTTCATCACGTTGATATGTTATTAGTTGTGATAAATGAGAATGAGAGTTATTCAGCAATCTTTGAGAAAGAAGTTTATAATCAGCTAATTGAACATCTTAGCACAATAGAAAGATTAGAGCTGGAAGATAATCAACCAGAACTGACATTGAAAGATTGGTTACAGGAAATGTACAATCTCACTAAGAAATATGCTGATTATTTTGAAAGGCAGGGTGAGGAGGGCTAAGTGAGTACAAAACACGAAATAAAGACAATTGATGACCTTGTTACACTGGTAACTTATGATAACAGACGGGAGTTTATAGATGCTATTACTCATCTATTAGACCAAACATTAATTCTGAAAGCTATAGGAGGTAAGTTTGACCAAAGCAATCCAATCAAAGGTGTTGGGTTTACTTGGGTTGAAGATGGAAAACAGAATTTTACAACAACAGTTGAGGCAACCAATGAAAATTGAAGTTGAAATACTAAAACCCAAAATGCCAAATTTTATTAGGTATAAGACTAAGAATTCCTTTAAGAAACAAGACGGAATAAACCCACAAGGTTCTGACAATACTATTCCAGTTGGCGAGCTAACTGAAAGACAAGCGGAGGAATACGCTAATTTACTTTCACTTACCTTCTTACAGCATTGGGAGAATCAGAAGAGAGGTAACAAATGAGTTTAAATGAAAATGAGCATGGGTATTCCTTTAAATGGAGCAAGTACAAAGGAGACTATGATAAATACGAATATGATATTAAGACGAAGTCAGGTGAAGTGATTCTAAACTGCTACCCAAACGCTGGAAAGTTCAATCTAAACTGGGGTGTCAGAAAACAAGTGCATGAAGAGGATGTAAGTGAGATAAAAATCAGTACCAAACCGCAATTGGGTATTAATCCTAGGTACTGGTATAATGATGATTATAAGGGGAATTTCAGAAAGTGGAAGGAGAAACATGATGACTAAAGAGGATATAAATAACAAGATACAGCTAAAGGTTGAAAAGTTATTCTACAGCCCTGAACCTTTTACAGATTGGGATATACTAAAACTTACATTGTTATTTATTGTATGGATTCCCTTTGCATATCAAAACTATTACAGGGAGAAGTATGATGACTAAAGAAGTAGAACAATCAAAGAGATAGAGAATGAACATAGACGAGATAAATGAATTAATTACTGAAAATCAGTTAATGACTGCAAGGGAATTTTATTATGATTCTGGTGGCTGTGGTTGTGATGTTGACTCAACAATTAGCTTTGCTGAAGATTATATTGACTATACAAATATAACAAAATCTAAGTTAAGAACACTCACAGCTAAGCGGAATAAGTTGATAAGAATTGAGATTTATAGTTATTTAGACGTCAATAGAGAAATAATTTTTAGCTCTAACTATCCAGCATCAACAGCATCAGAGCTACTACATAACGAGTACTTAGACAAATATAGTGTGTGCGATTATAAATTCATTCGTAATACCTGTATTAAATGGAGTAAAAAGATAGGTGCTTATTTGAATATGGAGAATTTTTAATGAACATAGACAAGATAGTTAAAGAGTGCCCTGACGCGTGGAGTGAGTGGTTGGAGTATAAATATCCTAACTTTAAACAAGTATACAATGGCATTTACAAAGTCAGCATTCAAGACAGTTTTATTTGGATAACAACAACAACGTACCAACGCTTGTATGTCCATTTAAGAGAGTTGTTCGACTACTTCGATAGTGTGGGGATAGAGATATACCCTTTTAATGATTTCACAACAGGCAATGGGTGTAGAATATATATAAGATTTAGGAATGGTAGATTAAATCTTGTTAGAACATTAACTGGAAAAGACAACCGCACCGAAGCGGAATTTGAGGCAATACCAAAAGCCTTTGAGATTAGACAACAACAAATTGAGCAAAAGAATGATTAAAGACATTGGAATTATATTATTTATGGTGCTATTAGTGTTAAGTGTTATATTTTTCAGCAGTTATATAGTATTGCCAAGCAACTGGATAACTGCAATAGGATTACCTGAAATTGAATTGAATATAGTTACATTGATACTAACTCCATTAGTAGGCATTAGCGCTTTTATAATTGTAGGTAGCAAACAAATTGAGCAAAAGAATGAGACTAACTAAAAAGCAGAGAGAAGAATTAAAACAAAAGTATGGTGGTAGGTGTGCTTATTGCGGATGTGAACTACCAAAGAGATGGCACGCAGACCATATTGAGCCTGTTAGGCGTTTAGGCGGTAGAATAGAGTTTCCAGAAAGACACTACATGGAAAATTTAAATCCATCATGTCCTAGCTGTAACATCCAAAAACATTCAGAAACATTAGAAAACTTCAGATGGAATATAGAACATTTTATTCATAGTCTTAACTCCTATCACAATCAATACAAGTTTGCTAAGAAATTCGGACTAGTAAAGGAAACAGGGAATAAAGTAGTTTTCTACTTCGAGCAATTTGAGCAAAATAATCAGGAGAATTGAGTAAAATGAAAAAGCACACATTGAATATAGCTAAATATGAAGAAGGACTAAAGGTCACATTCAACAATCAGAATGATTCGACTGTTGCAAGTAAATCTCTAAATAAAGCAATAAGTAAATTCAAAGAGCAATGGGAGACAGAAATAGGTTATGTCCACCTTAAAGCATTGCCAATTTTCAAGAACACTATGCTAACTATTGACTGGATTATATTTAAGCGGTTCGGAGATGAGATTGGCTTTAGATGTAAGTCATCATTTAAAACACCAGGCTATGAAGATAAGCATAAGACTGAGCTAACAGATGGTGAATGGTGGTTATTTAGTAGTGAAATATTTAGTGAGGAGGAAGTAGAGAAAAATGAGATGAAAATAGATTATATGAGAGACTCATTAGTGCCACTTGCTTATGATCTGTTAGTAGAAATTGAGGCATGTATGAATGGTTATGATGCTAATATGAAAATGTTCAACAATCCAATAAGTGAGACTGAATGAGATGGGAGGTCTTATTGCAGCTCTAATTATACTAACACCTGGCACAATCCTTTTTCTTTTATTCCATTGGGCCACTAAAGAATGGGAAAAAGAATATAGAATGAGTAATTCTAAATATAGCGAGACACCTCTTACCTTTGAAGAAGTGAGAATGGGTACAAAATTCTATGACCCATCACTAGATATGATTGTGGAAGTAGAATCAATAGACGATATACATAATGTTTGGGCGCATAGTTGTTACAGTAAAACTGGAGCATCAATGTCTTTAGGAGTTTATTGCTTTGAAAAGGAATGTAATTTATATGATGAAGTGTTTGAAGTAACTGTATAATTTCAATTATAATCATTAACTTGCCTTGCAACAAAAAGATTATATTGATGAAGCCACGCAGACTAACACCTGAAGAAATACATAGATATGACTATATTGAGCACTCTGATGATGAGTATATAGCTAATATCAACGATGAAGACGTACAGATCACAAAAGAGCAGTACAAAGAGCTGAGGATAGAGGAGATTAATCAGGAAATTAAGGAAGTGGAATCTCATTTAGCTAATCTGAAACAGCAAAAGAAAGAGATAGAGGATTTGTAGAGAGTGGATTAATAACACGGGCAAACCTACTAGTACAAATCATCGCGACGTTCATCTCTCTCAAAAGCCATCACTATTGCATCTTCAATTTGCCCTGTTCTAATTAGAACTGATGTAGCAAAACAAATCTAAACAAAACAAAATTATAATTCAAGATTATTGAAAGTTATTTCTAATTTCGATATATTGGACTTCTAAGAAACAACTATTGGAATCACATTGGATAATAGAGTATACCTCAAACTAAATGAATCATTTGAAGACAAGCTACCTACATTATTAAATGAGCTAGATACTCTCAGAGGGATTTCATTAAAGGATATCGAAGATATTAAAAAGCTGAAGAAAGCAGTTGAGTTTATGATGCTCAATGAAGAACATGGAGAAAACGTGGTAACCTATGAAATACCTATAGAGATTTGCATTGAGTTTCAGGAAGCATTGTATTTATTCGGATTTGGTGGTTCTCACCTTGCTCAATTATTGAGTTCTGAAACACAATCTGATCTAAGGAATATAGTTATGGCCATGAATGAGTCTATAAATAGAAATCAGAATATTCCTCAGGAATACAAAGAGGAATATTTTGAAAGTTTTGGGTATGTGAAATTAATATTAGAGAGGACGTAATGACAAATGAAAAGAAAATGGAACTATTGGGCTCTGCATATAAAAAACTAACTATAGAGGAATTCGTAGTTTTAAGTCAAGATGTAGTTGCTAAGTACAAAGCATCTGAAAGAGAAAGGCATGAGTTATATATGAATTTAAGCAGATTTGGAGAAAACTCTGGAGTCAGTTTTAAAGAAGCTGCACTTAATTTCAGCAATACCGTGAGCACGTTAAACAATGTTGAGGCATAGATATGGACAACCAAAAAATTATAAATGCTATTAAAGAACATAGTCCAGAACTGATGGATAAGCATACAGAGAAGCAAATAGACGACGTTCTGACAGGGGTTCAAATAATTTCAGATGTGATGGTAGAGGTAGTACATAATGCTATAGAGGCTATTAATGAAATGCGTAAAAATCCAGAGTTCAACCAGTTGGTAGAGGCTAGTATTAAGATGAATGAGGCGAGAGGATGATAGAAGGGAATACAAACTATAACCATAAGATAGATTTTGAGAAGGTTTATAAGATTTTAGAAATATTAGAATCCTTACCAGGAGATAATTTTGAAATCGAATACTTTAGAGAACTAGATATAAATGATAATTCAAATAAATTAGCTTACTATTTAGAACGAATGGATGAAGCGGGCTTTGTTATACTAAAAGGTCGGCAAGATGAGGGTGGTAATGTTTATTTGGAATATCCAATAATCACTTACAAAGGTCATGAGTATTTGGCCAACCTCAGGAATGACACTATTCGTAACAAAGTAAAAGAGAAAATTGCTAAGATTGGTGGTTCTGTATCTATAAATCTCATCACCAAAATAGTTACTGAGATAGTTATGAGAGGAATCTAACGTAGATTCGTTGGTTGTGGAATATTTACCAATTCTCTAAACTGACAATCTATAAGTGAAGCGATTTGAGATATAATCTTTTCCTCATCTACATTTAAGGCTTCACCCATTTCCAAATTGATTAGTCTTTTGAGAATACTTTCATCTACATTTATTTCTTTTGAAATAATAGAAACTATGTATCTTTTCTCTTTACTTGTAAGCTTACCTAAGTTCCTGAACAGGTATTTTAGGTTATATTTATACTTATACTTCGTAGGCAAATAGTCAATATATTCTTGCAAATCGTACTTTTCTGATTTATCTCTTAACTCTTTTAGAAGCTTTGGAGCAGTGTTTACCATCTGATACTCTTTTTCATAGATATTAAATCTACAATTTATATCATCTCTTTTGATCTTGAAACCTTCTAAAGCCATAGCGTAAATAAACTCACCATTCGAAATGTAATGTTTGCGGTCAGTGTATCTTTGGAATATTTTTTTTATGCCATAAGATGTATGATTATAGTTGTACCTATCGGACTTATGGAAATACTTTCTAATTAATGGTCTAACCCAAATGACATTTGAATTTTGTTCTGATATACCACCACTAATACCCTTAAGGTTTACAAAGCCTTTTTGTGTTAAACCAGCTAAATCTTTTTCAATATTTTTCATCTTCAATTCCTCTTTTGTACAATGATAATGAAAAATAATTTGTAGTTATTAACAAGTTTTCAAAACAACTGACTCTCAATAAATTCGATAATCTCAATAATATCATCATCAGTAAGAGTTAGAAACGGTGAAGCAGGCACATTCATTTCACGTGTATGTGCCTTTACTTCATATTCTTTGCCGGACTTGTTCTTCCTCAAATGTTGAACTACACTCACCTTTCCTTTAAATCCAAAGTTATGTGCGGCACCATAAGGAGAAGCCATTCTAATTGATATTTGAGAATTGCCATGAGGTGTTACATTGATGGAATCACGCATATTTGCAGTTCTATCTAATGTTCTTTTTAGTGGGTTTATCCCTCTTCGCTTGTAGACTTTTATTGTGCTAGTCGCTAGTGGCTTCCATCGGCTATTTCCACCTGAGAATAAATCTACAGAACTAGAGTTTCCATTCCACCTACCATAGTTACTGAAATTTTGGTCAATTGCTTGTTCAATTATCTCGGCAATGGTATCGAGTAGAGGGGTTAGGTCTGAATACTGTTCCTGAACAGAAGAGTAGACAGAATTCATCCTATCTATTAATTGCTTTCTTTCTAAATCCATTATAGTATCTCCTCTAGAGTTATTATTAATCGCGCCTCATTATCCTCAACATTAACAACTTTGAATAGCTTATTACGACCAATAATTCTATTATCACTCGTTTCTGATAAATCACTGATGTCAACGGCGTTTTTACTGCTGTATTTAAATACTAAGTTTCCAGAGCCTAGAGTGTCAGAAGCTAAAATATAATTTCTTTCTTCAATCACCTCATCAATAGAATACTTCTTTTTGAATTCATTTAGTTCATCAGGAGAGACAGATTTACTTTTATAGATATACTGATTCCTACTTGTTGGTGATTTCACAGCTTTATCAATAGCAGTATCTAACACTTTTTTGTAACCAGTGAGTATTTTTCCTGAAGAACCACCAACTGACTTTAACATCTCTTGCATTTTTTCTGTAGTAATTGCATTCAGAGAAGACTTTTCTTCTTCAGATAGGTTCTTGTGTGCATTTCTCTTTTGCTTATCTGTGGTGGTCTTTTTGATTGATTCTTTCATAATTTTGGAACGCTTAGCATCTGCTAATTCCCGTTTAGTATATTTTGCCTTTGATTTTAGAAGCTCTCTAGCTTGGTCTCTTAATTCTCTAGAGTATTTCTTCATATCTTTTTCAAAATCTGTTCCTCTTGGGTCAAATCTGTCCATTTCATCCAAATCAATCTGCTTTACATCTTTGTCAAGTTTCAGTTCTTTCAGCACATTACCTACAGATTCAACTTTCCCATTCATGTTTTTGAGTTGTCTTTCTGAAAGTGACCTCATTCGACAATGACACCCAAAACCATTGGGTGGATAAATCCTGTGTATCTCTGGGTCATCAGCTCTAAATATTCTACCATCTAATTTAGCATGAGTTTCTCTTTTCGTATTCCTTTCCTTTTGCATGTAAAATAAGTAAGGTCTAGCTTTACTAGCTTTCATCTGTTGCTTAAATCTAGCTTGGGATTGGGCTACTCTAATATTAGTTCTCAGTATAAGATTGAGCCTACTCTCAGAACCTAACTGAATGGTTTTCATTTCACCAGTTTTTGGGTCCTTTATTGTATGTTTTCCCCACCATCCCTTTTTCTGAAGAATTGGAATGATTTGTTCTTTAAATTCCTTAACGGATTTACCAGAAGTTTTAAAGTCTTCAATTGCTTTAAAAATATCATCGAGTAAATCCAACTGTGAAACCTTAGCCACTGTAAATGCCTTAGCATGAGCATCGCCACTCAGGGCATCATAACTATCAGTTATACGCTTGTTATTTCCTTTCTTCTTTAATGCGTCTAAACCTTTGTCAGCACCTTTTTTAGTCGCCTTCTTTAGTGCATCAGCTAAAGTATTTGAAAGTAATCTAGGCATTAATCTTCCTCAGATACTTGTGTAACTGCAATCACATCAGATATTAATGCTTCTAATTCAGTAGTATCTAGATCTGCATTTATCTCGAGAATACTCTTTTTGATTTCATCAAAGGACTTTCCTTTTCCTAATTGGTCAATAATTGGTTGTACTACTTCTTGAAACTTCTCTGCCATTTCATCTTGGATATCATCCTTAGCAGAGAAACTATTAGTAGGTTCTGGTGGAGTATTGCTAGTACTAGAAATTTCAAACTCTGTATCTTGCAATGAGTATGTTTTCTTGATATACTCTTCAGTAAATTTAACGCCTAGACCATTAAGCATTGTATCAACTTCAGCTTGTGCTTTCATTTCAACTGTTTGACCTTTTGCTGTTAAATCGAACATTGGAATTTCAACTTCATCAACTTTTCCGTAGTTCATGTATACCATCTTAGTGATAATATCGTTCATGTTTCCTATTACTAGCTTTGCATCTGAATCACGAATGATATTGATAGATTGAATTATTTGCTCCCTGTTGCCTAATGCACCTGCAACACTATCAACTGCAGATGAGTGGGAAAGAATTGCTTTTGATATTTGCTTGTCACAAACTTCAATAAAACCTTTGTAAATTTCACTTGAAGCCTGATTGTTTCCTGCAATCACTAAAACATCATCCGAACCAGGTATCGCTCCTGTGCCATCTTGAAATAAGCCATCTAATGCAGTAACCATTTTATCGATTTGAGTATCACTTGGTTCAGTTGTTGGGTCATCTTTAGCGTTTTTACCTATCTGACCTAATAGATGAATCATTCCATATTTTTCTACAAACTTTGCAAAGAACTTTAAACCTCCTTTCTTAAATGTAACTGGCCAATAGCACTTTTTAAATACTGCATTCCCATAAGGATTAAGATAAGTCGGATAGTTCTGAACTACTGTAAATTTATTTTTGGAAAGCAACTTACCTTCAGCTCCGTAGTTCTTTCCAATAAATCGTAGCCTATTATTAGTATCAAATTTGAACCAGTGAGGAGGCTTCCCAACAACACTTGACACATAGACAAAACCATTAGAATCTTCGAGCCAAATTAATTCCATAACAGAATAACCGTAAGCAATAGCATCAAGCATTTCTCCAATTATCTTTTCCATATCCCATTTCTTAATCACATTGTTTACAAATTGGAATATATCAGCTCTTGTTTTACTTGGTCTTAATTCCCATTCCATAGACTTGACATTGTCTTTTCTTAATTGGAATGCTGCGGAAACTTGGTCGTCTATATCCAAATCATAGTATACAGAAATATCTAGACCTAGACCTTTAAGAACTTTGTCAGGATTGGGGAGTGAGCTAAGGACAGAGCTATATATCTGCATATCTTTTGCATCAGCATCTACTCCAAACAGTTCTTTCATTATTATTTCTTTATTTATATCACCCATTACATGAACCCTTCAGTTATTGATTTTTTATTTATTTTCTTAGGAGTGCTGTAGCGTTTAGCCCCTTTGTTCATCGTCTTAATTATCTTCATTAAAATTTGCATTGCCATTGTATAAACATCAACTTGGTCATCAAACTTACCACTCGGAAATCTTGCTAACTCATTTATGAAATCAGTTAGCCAACTCATGCCTTTAGGTAAATAAACTGATTTATTCTCCAATGGACTTGATACCATATTAGCTCTAACTACTTTGTTCATCGCTTTAACACCCTTAATACTAATCTTATGTCTGTAGGGCATAACTTGTATTAATGATTGACCACTTCCTGCATCCTCAACATACACTTTATTTGGTTCCCAAAATTCATACAATCGTACAACATTTCTTTCAAGAGCATTAAAGTTTATCTTAGCACGATAAACATCAAGCAGATAGTAGTTATCTTTATCAATACCAACAGTCAAACAAACTGAGTAATCATTAGTTTCACTTTCTTTGAAAGCCGTATCCCATACTTGAATAACGAAGTCTAACTTCTTTCTCATTTCAATTGGTTTCTCATTGTAATATTGCCAATTGCTTGGGTCAAATATTATTGAGTTTGTTAGAACAGGCTTTTGTTGATAAAGTGAAGTGAAAAAGCTACCTTGTATTTCTTTCTGTTCCTGAATATATTCTTCATCAAATCTTTGTGGCCATAGTACATCGCCTTTCTTCCTACCTAATACATCATCCTCTTCTGCAATAGCAGGGAAATTTACAACTTCCCAACTGTCAGGATATGTTTCTTGTAAGTAACCTGCTATATCATCGTAATGCCATCTAGTCATTACAACTATCACTATCCCATTGGGAGACAACCTAGAAAATGCTGTAGATGCAAACCAATTTTTCATTGACTCCCTATAAGTAGGTGAGAAAGCTTCTTCATGGTTTTTTATCAAATCATCAATAATTAAAAGGTCTGCACCTTTACCAGTTATTGAACCTTTCCAGCCATGAGCCTCAACTCCACCACTATGCCTTGATATTTCCCAACTCGACTTTGATTTAGTGCTTTTGCTTACATCTAATCCAAAGAGATTTTTACCATGATCTAAAAATAAATCCCTTGTCCATCCACCATATTTATTAGCTAAATCGGATGAGTGCATAGTTATAAAAACTTTCTTATCTGGGTTGTTACCCAAATACCACACAGGGAAATATTTGCAAATCAATTCTGACTTCCCATGTCTTGGAGGCATATTAATTATAATACGTCTCTTTTTTTTTGCAACAGCATCCAGTAAAATGTTATTTACATACAATAAATGCTTTGCTAAATGGTACTTCCCACCTGACATATAATATGCCATTGAGATAGGAGTACCAGTAGCAAACTCTACACTATTAGTCACGGATGTTGTCAAGATTCTGCATTCCCTCAATTTCTTGTAACAACTTATTGAAGTTTTCTCTCATCTTATCATTTTCAGCTATGACATTGCCAATACGTCTTTTCGCATCTTCATCTTCACCAAATCTATTCTCAATTATCTCACCTGCTAGCCCTAGAATATTCCTTTCTGTATTAATAAGGTTAATCATAAACTTAGATGAGTCTTTAGTCATTTCGAACAATTCAGCAACTGTCAAATCTTCTAATGCACTCAAATCATATTTCATGTTGCCCTCTTCATCCTTAGTATACAACTTATTATGTAGTGCAAGTTTTGCTAAGGAGATGAGTTTTTGATATGACTGTAGCTCTAATAAATGTGATTTCTCTCGTGATTCTAAAGCCTTTTGCTTTGCTTCCATAGTTGCTTGCAGTTCAATCTTTTGCAACTCAACTATCCTTTCTCTCCATTGATATTTATCACGCCAATCATACAAATGAGTTTTTGATTTGAGTCCAAGCTTATCTTTCAGCATATCCATGTTTCGTTTGGGGCCCAAGTCACGAAATATTCCCCATGCCTCATAAGCTTTGTCTGACTCATCATCTCTTCTATGCAGTATGCTATTTTCGTCTATCATCAGAACCCCATGCTTTACTGAATTTGTGTTCTTTGATTATTTTCTCTTTAGGTATACCCTCAGAAATTCCAAGCTTTACAACTTCCTCTTCTTCCATTTGTAGTCTTCTCATTATCTCTTGAACAGGGACTTTATCTTTTATCATGTCACCTACAATCTTAGACATCTTAAATACACCATGTGTACCCTTTGCTCTGTTGTGCCTTATGGTACTCATCTGTTGAGATACTATGTCAGTTGGATTTGTAGTTGTTACAGGGACTCTACCACCATCTCTTTCACGGATTCGTGGGTCATCTGAAGCTAACCACCTATGGTAACCATCAACTATTTCATTATTCGGGTTTCTAATTACTGGTTGCGTCCACCCATCTTCTAGAATTGATATTACTAATAATTCAAAATCATACTTAGTCATAGAGTTTGGATTGTAGTTGTTTGGTTTAATTAACTCTCTATCAATCCATTCCACATTATCTATTGGTTGTTTAAACTTGCTCATTCACAACCTCCATTTTCTTTCCTTTTTTAAATTTCATTGTAGCTGATTTACGTTTTTTAAAATCTCCTCTGATTGCACAGTCACATAAAAACTTCCAGCTACAACCAGTTTTATAATGATTGTTTGCATCAGGTATCTTGTCATTTGTGTCTTTGTAATGTAGTTTGATAGAGGCATTAATTCCTTTTTGTACAACAGAGCGATAAGGTTCTTCGTATCCAGTCATAATTACTTTATAATATTCTTCCCACGTTTTGTAAGCAGGAGGTAATACTTTCCCAGTATATAAACCGACATTGGAATATCTAAGAGCTGTTCGTGCCCCTCTAACTCTATCTTGCATTTTCTCCCATAGGTCTGAATCAATTAATTGATATTCAGCTATACCTCTTAGAGGTTCTTCACCGAAAGCATTACTCACCCTTTGTTTCAAGAATCGATTGTGGTAACCAGGTAACTTATCTAATGCATCGTAAAACTTGTTATAATCCCATTCGAACTTCTGAATTGCTGACCAAACATCTTCACTTGTCCAATCATAAATTGGATGAGCTATATGGATATTACCATATCGATGAGAAATATAGTTGTCTGCTTTCTTTCTCAGAACAGCCATTCTTCTTCTTAAGCTTTCTTGAGCTCGTATACCTGTCAAAAAACAAACATTACCATTGTAGTCTTGATACATTTCATCACAGAATTGAGGCATAGTTTGGCCAGGAACAAATCTCCTATGCAGAGTGATTGCATTGTCAGGCAAATTCCTACACCATAACTGTTTCTTTGCAGGTTCCCATGGGTACCACCATGGCTCGTTGTTACTACAAGCATTTCTATGTCGAATAGGAATACAGTACCATTTAAAGTCTAAGTCTGCATTAGAAGATACTCTTTCTACGTATTCAACTGTTTGTGAAGTTATTGCCTCTTCGTCGATATATATTACCTCAAGTGGTAGCTTTTTTAATTCTCTAGCTACTTCTAAAGCAAGGTTTAGAGCAATAGTAGAATCTTTACCACCTGAGAATGAAACAACAACTTTGTCAAAACGATTGAAACAGTCTTTAATCCTTTGCTTTGCTTCATCTAAAACATTTGTATTATATTCTATTCTATCGTGTGTTCTACTCATTAGCCCACCTCATCTAAAAGTATCTTTGCTTCATCGAAATAATAAGAGGCCTCTATTACTGTTTCTTTTTCTATATTCAGCACCTCTTTCCATGTCTCAATTCGAGAATCATTTTCCTTGTCATTTGGATGCAAATCTCTAAACGCCCAAGGATGTGTACCTAAATAGAAAGCACGAGGCATTTCATAAAATGGAGCTATCGGTAAATTATAATATCTGATTGCAGCAATTACTTCCTCGTGAGACCATTCGGAAATCGGAGAATAACGAGTAATACCCTTTTTGTTAGTATATATGTTCTCACCATTTCTCCCTACATAATTACTATCTGCTTTGCGTCTTCCTAATAGGATAATATCCAGTTTCTTCTCATTGAAATATATATCTTGCGAGCGTTGCTGAACGAACTTGTACCATCTAGAAGATATTTGATTAGTAGCAGGAAAAAGAAAGTGCTCATTCTCTACTAACCAGTTTAAGTCATGCCCTGTATTTATTTTGGAAATACCTTTTGGAGCGTTTTTAGCTAACCAATCCATATACAGTTTATATTCAAGATTAGTATAACCAATGACACTATCAGTTATACCAGCTTGTTCAGCAACTAATCTAAGTGCGACTGAATCCTTACCACCACTCCAAGCAATTGCACAACTTTTCCCTTTTGTGATTCTTAAGATGTCACTGCAGGTTCTGTCAATGAGTTTAGTTATATGATTGTGACTTACATATTCTTCAATATTATTAAATACGTGTCTAAATAAATCCTCATTATGAGAATTGAATGCTCTGTTTTTTAAGACTCTGTTATTCATTTAGAAACCTCCAAAGTCTTTTTATATCCAACTGCAGGTAAGGAATTAAAAAAATCATGTACATTAGGCATCTTGTTAAGCTTATCTGCTAATAGTTTTGCATGATATTTTAACTTTGAAATTGCTAATGGGCATTTAGTAGACCTTTGCTTATCTACTGAATGCACTTTAAACATTGAAACTTTCCCATTTTTAAACTTTGGTAGTAGTGGGTACATTTGACAATCTAATGGCTTATATCCACCATCACAAGTAGCCGTATCCTTAGCCTTGCATTTTGCTAAACGCCCACCCTTGTATTCTTTTCCTAATTCCAAATGTTTAATCTCAACATCAGAAACATTTTTTAATTCCTCAGGATATAAAATGACTCCACTTACTCTTGCCGTTTTGGTGCAACATCTAAAACCGCATCCAGCACTAGGGCAATGATCTATTAGTCCTTTACTCATTTTACACCGTCCTGATATCTTTAAGGTTCTTAGCTGAAACACCATTTACAATAGTTCGGTTTATCATAGGATGTTCCTCATCAACAGGACCATAATCGGAAGTAGGGTGAAAAGCGACAACTCTCATCTCACTATCTTTAGTTTCAAAAGAATGGGTACCGGTTAAAGCATATATTCCATCATGCTGTATTTTCTTTCCTTCTTCATGAATGATGAAAACTTGACCCGGTATTAAATCTATCTTACCCCATGGAGTAATACATTTACCTTTACCAGATACTATCATTCCAACTCTTATGTCAGGATGAGTGTGTTGAGTTTGGGAAATGTTTTTAGGAAAATATAAAAGATTGAAACATGGGTCACCTTTCTTCACTGGTGGTATTAAAAGAGAGTCTGTACAACCATCAATATATTTAAGTCTTCCTTTTCGTTCTAGCTTACCACCAATATGGAAAAAGCCATTATACTTTATGCTTTGTATTACAATACCATTACCACCAATGACTTCCACTTTATTAGGTACAGAAGCGTACATTTCTGGTTGTAATGTAAATTCTCCTTCATTAGTTTTAATCACAGTCTCTCCGCTATGATTAAAAATGAAAAACGTGTCTCCCTCTGAAGTTAATGCTAATGACTTGCTCTCAACATAGCCAAATAACTTAGTTGGATTAATATTGTCTGAATCATTAAACAGTAAACCTGTTTTAATTAACTCAAACGGACTGTAGCTTGGATTCTTCATAATGCTCCATAATTTTAATTAAACATTCAGGAGTGCTATTGGAATTGATAACACTCTTAGCTCTATTTATAATATCTGTGATTTTAGCTCTGTCTTTTTCTTTCATTAAGCAACTGAAAAGAACATTGTCATCTTCAGTTATCTTCAATTTGTTATCCTTGTCTCTATCGTCAGGGTATGCTTTTTTCTCTTCTACTTCATCAGGAAAGCTCATGTCAGGTATCGAAGTTTCTTTGGATAGTTCAATCATTGAATTATCTACAGTATTCATATCATTTATTTGCTTGAATATGGCCAAGTGTTCCTGATTATTTCCTAACTCTACAATCTCTGTAGGTGAAAACAATTCTGCTAACTTATCCTTATTCCATTTACCTGCTATGTTTTGATTTAACCTGTAGTTAAGTCTCTTAAACTGTTCTTCATTCAGTTTTTTAGTTGGTCTCTTAATGTCGACCTCTTTATCTCCTCCCTCAATCAGACATTCTAGAGATTTATGACCACCACATATAGTATAGTCTTTATTAGTAACTATAACACCAGCAAACCCAAACTCATCAAAGCTCTCTTTCAAGTATTTGACGTTTTCTTCATCCGTATCTCTAGGATTATCTTTCCATGGTTTAAGCTTGTCAATGCTTACTCTTTCAGTTACCCACTTAATCATTTCTCACCTTTTATTTGTTGAACTGTAGCAATGGTTCACAAATTAGTAAGCAATAATTGCAATGTTCTTTACAGTCTGCATAGCAGATTGCATTTCTATTGTGTTGGCAGTCACCGAAGTGTTTTGAATTATGTAAATCAGAAGTTGCACATATCAAAGAATAAACGGTTTGTATATGTGGATTTCAGTATTTAGAGCAGGTAAGCATCAGGATAACAAAGGAAATGATTTAGAATTTTCAGTTGATGATCTGAATGTTATTGCAAACAAGTATAATAACCAACCAAAAGAATCAAAAAGAATTGCCCCCTTAATACCTGGTGGGCATGAGAAGCTTTACTACTCTGACGGTCAGTTGATGATTAAACCTAGTATGGGCTGGGTTGAAAAGCTTAAAGTTGAAGGCGAGAAATTACTAGCCAAGATAGACCCAACACAAAAATTCACAGAAGCTGTCAAAGGGAAATACTATAGGGGAGTGTCTATCTCATTATTAGAAGATAAAATGCTTGACCATATAGCTGTTTTAGGAGCTGTAAAACCTGCTGTAGCTGGATTACCTGATATGGTTTCATCTTTCACTATGGGAGTGAAAGAGCTAACTGATATTGAATCTTATGAGTTCTCTTTAGAAGAAACCAATCCAAAACCTGATACAGGTACAAAACCAAAAGAAAATTTCGAAGAACCAAATACAAATTCAAATAATAACCAAACAGGTGAAAACATGAAACTGTTGTTAGATACAGTAAAACTAATCGAATGGGTAAAAGCCGAATTCGGAGATGAGACAGCGACTAAGATTCAGGAAAAACTTCCAGAGTTTAAAGCTGAGGAAGAAGAGAGCAATGATGGAGAAGGTGACACAGGAGAGGGAGATGACTCTACTGGTGGTCAAGACTCACAAGAAGGAAATTTCTCTGAATCAGAGGACAAAGAAAAGACAGAATTGCAAAATAGAATCAATGCACTAGAAGCAAAGAACAGATTGTATGAATTCAATCAGTTTATAGGAACTACTAATGTTCCAGAAGGTGTGAAACTGAAAGCTGTTAATGCATTAGAGATTGCACATACTGCTGAAGCTACAAACTTCTCAGTAAAAGATGAGAAAGGTGCTGAGACTAATCCAACTTCATTAATGAAATCATTATTGAAAGCATGGCCTGAATTAGTTGAGCTGGGTGCTGATGGTGATGTTAATGCAAGTAACTTCTCTTCACCTGATAAAGATGAAGCTATATCTAGTGCGGCAAAGAAGTACAACGAAAATAGATAATAAAATTAACTTTTAAATGGAGGTCTCATCATGGGACAAAATGATTTAGGTGTTTCAGATTTAGAAACGCAATCAATACAAGAACTATTAGCAGGTGATGAACTCACTCCTGTAAGTATTCCAGCAGTCTTAACTACTGGTACTACTTATAAAAGAGGAGAAGTTCTTGCCTTGAATTCAAGTACAAATAAGTACGTGAAGTTCGATGCTGATGGTACTAATGACACTGATAAAATTGCAGGTATACTTATCGAAGATGTTGATGCATCTTCTGGGGATGTTAAATCTACAATATATATTGTTGGTGTTTTCGATAAAGCTGCCTTAGTAACTGCTGAATCATTTGATGCAGGAGTGCACAACTCAAATGGATTATTAATTATTAAGGAGTTAGACGACTAAAATGGGAACTATAAGTTTATACGAATCACGTTCACTTACGGCTGCAGTTAATCAGATCAAACCTGTGAATACAGAGCTTATCAAATTGTTAGGCTTTAAGAATGAAAATCACAGTTCTGATATTATCGACTGGGAGGTAATCTCTGACGATAAGCGAATTGCACAGTTTGTTTCTAGAGAAGCAACTGAAGCAAAGCCAGTAAAGAAAACTGCTAGGAGTGCAAAAACAGCAAGAATTCCTAGAACATGGGAAGAGAAAGTCTTCACTGCTCAAGAAATGAAAGACTTTAGTGTTCTTGGAAATATTTATGCAGCATCAGCTAAAGAAAGAGATGATGCTATAAACTCTAGAATCTTCGAAGAGCTTGATGTCTTACAAGCAAGAGCTATTAGAAGAAGAGTTCAAATGATTACCTCAATCCTTTCTACAGGAAAAGTAATTATCGACCAAGAAGATTATCAAGCAGAAATTGATTCTGGTATGATAACAGGTACACTTGCTAATGGTGGACACTTGGTTGATGTATCTGGTTCATTGGATTGGTCATCTTCGACTGCTTCAATTGATACATTTATTCACCAAGTTAGACAAACAATGTCTAAAAGAGGTAAGACTTCAAGGGTGTGTATCCTAGGTTCTGAGGCATCAGTATCATTCATGGCAAATGAGAAAGTGAAAAAAGTGTTAGATAATAACAATGTTCAAGCAGGTAGATTAAGCATGAATTCTCCACAGGATTCATCATTAATCCCTGTTGGTTCTTTCTATGGCGTTCAGTTCTACGAGCATTCAGAAGAATACAAGAATGATGCAGGTAGTATTGTTCCAATGATTGACCCTAAGAAAGCAATCTTTGTTGACCCTAACTCTAATAACAAAATGCATCTTGCTCCAATTCATAGATTTGAAGGTGAGAAGCATGTATCGCATCAAGCAGAATTCTTTATCAGTTCACGTGTAGAGAAAAATCAGACTTTGGCATGGGACATTGAGCAAAAAGCTCTCCCTCAAATCAAAGACATTGATTCAGTATTATCAGTTAAGGTGATACCAGGGTAATGAGTTACTGTGCTGTCAATGATATCAAAACTCCTGAGGGCTTCTTAACTGAAGAAGTCCTCGCAGAGTTAACAACTGAAAAAGGCGAAACTGTACAAGTTCGCAATGATAGAGTTGAAGCACTTATAGTAGATAGAAGTGAGTTCATTGACAATCACTTGAGAGATAGGTATTTAGTACCAGTTCCTACTAATGAAACGATTAAGAATATCTGTGTTAAACTTGTTACTTATGACTTAAAAAAGAAAAGACTAGGTACAAGGCTAAAAGCACCATTTAGCACTTTTGAAAAGGAAGCGATAAATGAACTTAATCAAATCAAAAAAGGTTCTGTTCAATTGAATGTTGGTGATAGTAATGATAGACCACCATTCATAACTGTGAAGAAAAAGAAAAGAGAATTTCCGAACGATTTACTTGACAAAATGCCATGAAGAACGAAAACGAATTAGTAGATGAGATAGTACAAACACTCAATGATGAGCTAAACCCATCAGGGAACAATTATAAAGTTGAAGCATTTCCTGAAGCACCATCTGAGTATGAATTAAATCATCCTAATGGAGCGGTTCTAGTAAGAATGGGTAGTTACAGACCAAGCATTCTTAATGGCAATAGACAAAGCGACTTTACTGATGTAATAGTGACTCTATTAGCGAATGGACTCAAAGGAGACATAGGAATCTATTCGCTAACAGAGGAAGTTAGAAAGGCAATGGCTACTATTTATAAAAAAGGTGCAAGGTTTTACATAACAGGTGCAACTCCACCTGATATATTTCAAGATGACATCTGGACAAGGGATATGACATTTACCTTACCTGGTGTCCATATAGTGGGTAATTAAAAACGATATAGTGAGATGATGATACGCATGGAAGAAAGTGCAGAAAAATGGATAAAAACTATTCTTGTAACTATTGTTACAACAGCTCTTCTTGGGTTGGGGACTTCTCATATTCTTATGATGAGCCGAATGAGTGTTCTTGAAAACAGAGTACAAAGCAACACACAATCTGTTAAGCAAATAAATGAAAAAATGGATGTCCTCATTGAGTCAATGAATAAATTGACTCAAGAAACTATTAAGCTACAGCAACAATTTAAGTATTTAGAAAAGGGAAAGTAATGTATAAATACTCAAAAAGAAGTAAAAAGAATTATGATGAATTGCACCCAGATTTGCAGTTGATACTAGATCATGCTATTAAAGTGGTAGACCACTCAATCATTGAAGGTCACAGACCAATTGAAGAACAACTCAAAGCATATAATGAAGGTTTCAGCAAAGTAAAGCGTGGCAAACATAATGAACTACCATCATTGGCGGTTGATGTTCAACCTTACCCACTTTCTAAAAACGAAAGAGAGAAAAGAGAGCAGTTTTATTGGTTATGCGGAATTCTTTATGGAATTGGTAAAACATTAAAAGCAGAGGGGAAAATATCTCATGATGTTAGGTTCGGAGGAGACTGGGATAAAGACGGTGACATTACTGATAATGGATTCGATGATTTATACCATTTAGAGTTGGTATGATACAAATAACCAAAGCAAAAAGAGAGAAACAAAAATTTAATTTAAAAAGAGGTTTTAAAATGCCAACAGCAATGCAAAAACTACAGAACAAATACGGAACAGACAGCCTAATGGCTATCAATGAAAACACAGAAAAGATAGTACAGGTAATAATCAATAAACTATCGGATGGTTTTCAGCTTACAGATGGTTTCGCTGCATTCTCTCTAATTTCTCCACTAAAAGCAGTTGGAGACAATTGGGAAATGGCTAAGAAAGAGTACAACGATTTAGTACCCGAAGAGTCGGCAATTGTCTTTACTGATTTAGCAAATAGAGGTTTGAAGTTAGTAGGCGTTGACTTGAACGATACTGGTAAAAGAGGTATAGATGACTTGATGATTGTGCTTACATACATTGCAGATCTATATGATTTAATTGATGAAAAGCTAGCCGATGGATATCAAGCTGAGGACTTAGAATCACTTCCTGAAGTTACTGGTGTAATGCTAAAGATTTTCCAACATCTTGAAGATGTAATTCTGGATATAAAAGACTTATCTGGAAGAGAGTACACTGAAGCAATCAGATACTTGACATTGAGAGTTCACACTGCATTAGCAAAACCAAAGGTGAGAATAAGTGCCTAGGTGGATAAAAATATTGTTTGCTCTCTTGCCAAAAAAGGCAATTGCAGAGCTAGTACTTTCAGGTCTTAAGAAATTAGCAGAGAAAACAGAAACTACAATTGATGATGAAATACTTAGGAATATAGAAAGATGGTTAAGAGAGAACAAGATTTTAGACGAAATCCAAATGAAGAAGCTAAAGAGTATTTCGACGACAGACCAGACGTTGGACAAACAGAAGTAACCATTAAATGGTCATTTCTTCAGAAGCTAATTAAGGTTCTGAAAGACGCACGGATTAATAGAATACAACGAGCTAAGAACAGAATAAAGAACAAAATAAGAAGAAAGAATAATGGGAATACAAAGGTTTCCAGAGATAGAAAACAATAGTAGTGGTAGCACAACTGGATTGCAAGGAACTTGGAATGCCTCAACAAATACACCTTCATTAGCTAATACTGATACAGGTAAGACTGGTTTAATGTATCAAGTTAGCGTTGGTGGAACGGTTGATTTTGGTGCTGGGAATATCACGTTTGAAGCTAAGGATATTGTCGTTAACAATGGTGTTATCTGGGATAAGATAGATGCTACGGATGCTGTTCATAGTGTAAATGGGAATACAGGAGCAGTTAATTTAGATGCTGATGATATAGATGACACTTCGACTACAAAAAAGTTTACGTCTGCTACTGAAAAAACCAAGCTTTCAGGTATTGCAGAAAATGCAACTGCAAATCCGAATGCATTTGACAAAACAGCGGATGATACTGACGACTTGACTGAGGGAGCATCTAATAAGTTTTTATCTACAGCCGTTCAAAATCAAATTTCAAGTTTAGAGTTGCAGTCAGCTAATCAATTTGTTAGCGTATGGAAAACTGATAACACAGGTTTTACCAATGATGACCAAATAAAACTCCCATTAACATCAGGTGGTAGTTACGATTTTCTAGTTGATTGGGGTGACGGAAAGCAAGATAGAATAACAGCATATAATCAAGCAGAAGTCACGCATACTTATGCAAGTGCAGGGAGTTATACCGTTACTATAAGTGGGGAATGTGACGGATGGAGATTTAACAATTCTTCATATACAGACAAAGAGAAACTCATAGAAATTAAGAATTGTGGCTGTTTAAATATAAGTAATGATAATGCATTCTATGGTTGTAAAAAACTTTTATTCACTTGTTCCGATGAACTTAATGTTGTTGGTTTAACTAATGCTGGTGCTCTGTTCAGAGATTGTGAACTTACTGAAAAAGTTCCATACTTCGATTTCAGTAATATTACTTCTGCACGTTATATGATGTACGAGTGCCATGCTTTAACTGAGGTACCATTTTACAATACTAGTGCATTAGTAGATGGGCTTGGAATGATGGAAAGATGTTACAACTTAACTGAAGTTCCAATGTTTGATTTTAGTGCTTTAACAAATGGTACTAATATAATGAAATCTGTAGGAGCATTAGCAGGTGGTTTTTCCACTCAAAACTATTCAGATCTACTTATACACTTAGATACATTAACATTACAAAATAGTGTGAATTTTTATGTTAATGCAAATTATAATAGTGCTGGCTCTACGGCTAAATCAAATATTATATCGAACCATAGTTGGAACTTCACAGATGCAGGATTAGAATAATGAATACATTTAAAGCAACACAGCAATCATATTGGATTAATGGAGATAAGTACGGAGTTCTAGAAGAGGGTGCAGTATTGACAACTAAAGAGAAGGCATTTGTTACAACTGATTTAAAAGAGTGGTTGTCAAAGCTTGGTGTTAATACGGAGCAAGAATTACTTGATATCGAGTCTGAGAAAATTGCAACTCAGAACATAGAATCATTAAAAAAAGAATTAATAAGTAGGGTGAAAACTCTTGTTAAAGAATTGCTTTCAGCTACAGACTACAAGGTAACTAGACATCAAGGGCAATCATATCTAGTTCAAAATAATGAATTAGAGTCTACTAGCTTAACCGATGAAGAATACAAAGCTTTTGAGAAAGGAAGGCAGTCAATAAGAGACTGGAGCAACGCTAAAGAAATTGAGATTAACAATGCAACCACTATTGAAGAATTAAAAAATATAGATACTAATTATGAAAATGCTAGAATTTGATTTAAGCCAAGCAATACCAGACCCTGAGTGGAATATATATGGTGCAGAATACTCAAAGAGAAGTCCTAGGCTTGTATCCCTACAAATCCAATGGGATGGATTAACAGGAACCTTGGACGGAACACTAGAACTTGAAGTGTCAAATATGGTAACGAGAGGAGAGGGTGAAGAAGACGAGTTTGTAACTCAGGTACCACTGAAGAAAGATAATGGTGACCCATTAGTGCTTGATTCAGCTAGCAATAAAGATAATTGCAAAATGGTATTGATTGAAGCACCTCACGCAAGTTGGAGACTAAAAGTAAACAAAGGTGGTATTACTGCCGGTATTATAAAAGCATTAATGATTGAGCCAAGTGAGTAGTGGAAGATACATAAAGGGAGTTGATGTCTCTTCTACAGATGTAGAAGATGAAGTACTGATTCCAATTAATAGTATTGGTGGAGCACCATCACGAAATTTATTGCTCAATTCAAACTTTGATATTTGGCAACGAAGAGCTACTAAGTTAGAAGTAAGTAGTAGAAGTAGAACAGCAAATGTAGCTACTATTAATACAAACTATGACCATGGTTACGAGACAGGCGATGAAGTGCAAATATCTAACATGGATAGTTCAGGATATAATGAAGAAATAGCAACTATTACAGTTACAGGAGCAAATTCATTTACATATCCAAATAGTGGAAGTGATGAAGTTTCAACTGCCGAGCCAAGCGGTTTTGTGATTCTTATTAACCGAATAGCAATGACTGTATTTGACCAAGATTACTTAGCCGATAGATGGGTATCACTTAAGAGCAGTTCAGATGAGACCTTAGTTAAAAAAGGTGACGGTCTAACATTCGAACATGGAAGCAGTCAATATAGTGGATTTGTTCAAGTGGTCCCAAGTCGATATTTCATAGGTGATGTGTTTTCTATTGCGTTAAAAGCTAAGACTAGTTCTGGAAGTCCAAAGTTAAGAATAGCACTTTTGAAATGGAATAGTGACTTAGACCAAATTGATTTTGATGTAGTAGATACATGGGGTTCTGACCCAACTCTAGAATCTGACTGGTCTTATGCAGGTAAGAGTGACCAAGCAACACTAACAACAGATTATCAGACAATCTCAAAAGAGAATATATCTGTTTCAGGTAGTAATAATATTGCGTTTGCAATCTTTACTCAGAGTGTATCAGCAGGTCAAATAATAGATGTGAAAGAGTGCCAGTTGCTAGTAAGTCAGACTATTGAAGATTACGAGCAACCAAATATTGAATATGAGCTTAATGAGTGCCGAAAGTTCTATCGTAGTAGTTACGCATTAGACGAACCAGCTCAACTTATAACAGAGCAAGGTCTAATAAAGTTTCCTGCTTCATTTGGTATCTCGAATGGTAACACGATTGGTACAATGAGTTTTGAGAGAATGTACGATGTGCCAGTTGTGACTCTATATAGTTCACTTGAACCGCCTGTTGCTAATAAATGGGAAGTATCCACAGGAGTTCAAGTAGGAATTACAACTAGCAACGAGGGAGAAAACAGTTTTGTATTAGTAAATGATAGTGGATTTTCAATATCCACATCTAGTGTAAACGGACATTATGTCTGCGAAGTAACAACAATTTAAAAAGAAAAATAATTATCTAATTTTAAGGAGATTTAACAATGGCTAAAGAAGACGTATCAAAAAGAACCCTAGTATCAGGTATTCCTGTTGCTTTCTTACTAGGTGTTGTATTCAACTCATTTAGTGGTAAAGTAGGAACAGGTGGTATTGATGATATAGTTACTACTATTCCATTATCTGATGACTCAGGTAGACTAGCAGACGGCTCAACAATTCAGATTGGTTCTGAGCAAATAACAGTTGGAACTTATGACTCTGACAACAACCAACTTACAGGTTGTACACGTGGAGCAAACGCAACAACTGCAGCTGCTCATTCAGTAGGTGATGGTATTGTGGTACTGACTGGTGGTATTCAAATTGCTGAGGCAGATTTCAATACACCTGAATCAAACGACTATCCTAGATTCGGATTTGACAACTTAGGTCAAAATTCAGATTTCATTGCATTCTTACCGTCTAATGCTGAGGCAGGAAGTGGAGAGAATACGGAAATAGTATTAGCTGATAATACCAAATTATCACATCCAAAGAACACTAAAGCTTACAAATTGTCAGACGGAACAGAAATTACATCTGTTGAAAGTGATACTAATAACACCAACTTAGGTAAGGTTAAACTTATTGTTACTGGTGGTGATGTTGAGTCTGCAACTCTTACAGCATTTGAGAAAAAAATAATTGATGTTCCAAATCAAGTATTCTTAATTGCTGTTCCTAGAGGTTGGAATGCTAATTCAGAAAACGATACTCCAGATGGTTGGGTTTATATGACTGGTAAGAGATCTATTGATTATACAGGCGTTCAAAATGCTGGTGATATAACTCTTGAGTTTAACTCTTATAAGTTACCAGGTTCTGAATCAGAACACCAAACTGCATTCACTGGTATTTCTTGGGGTGCATTGACTACATCAGGTCAAAAGCAAAACTTCACACCTCCAACATTGACTAATGACGATGCAGCGAAATTAGGAAAAGGCGAGATTGTGCTAAAGGCAGCAGCATAATTAGGGTATAGCTCCTAGCTAATTCCAGATAGCAGGCGGAATCTAAAACCTGCCTGCTATTTTTATATAGAGGAAGTAAGATGATATTTGTTCAAGAATCCATATACCAAGATTACATATTTGGAAAGCAAATCATAAGATTTGTTGTTTCTGATAATTATGATGATCTATTCAAAACAGATGCACAAATTGTGTCTGATTTGTCTATTCAAACTGCTGATTTTAGAACTAATATATTCAACTTAGGCAAATCCAAAGAAACTCTAAAAAAGGATAAAGGCTCTTTTTCTATGAGTGAGTTAGGATTCACAGTTACTACATCAGCAGTAAAAAACATAACAGATAAAAGAGCAATGTTCTTTTGTCTTCACGCAAACAATTTCAGAAAGCATAGATATTGTGCCACGTTTCTATATCCATTAGGTAGTAGCTTTGATGAATCTGATAGAACCTTTACAGGTAAGTTGAGTTCCACTATCACTGGTGATGAATTCGATTGGAAAAATGCTTCTCCATGGGATTTTGAAATAGAAGCTGATATGGAGATTAACTTCAAAGCATTCCAATTTGATTTGTCAATCATGAACGAATGTTTATTAGATGAGGATATCCTATTACCTGACGGTACTGAAACTGGTTCTATTTATTCAAGATTGACCGATAAAGACGGTGGTAATGGAGACCTTGAGACTGCATTTAAACATAAACCTAGTTATATATATGGTAAAACTGGTGGTAGTGACGGTTTTATAATTTATACTTCACCTCAGGGTACTATATATGATTCTTTAATGATGCTTTTAGATAAGACATCTGAAGTGTTAGATGAAATGCTAGGCACTACTTTCTCATTTGATATTGTAGAAACAGATTTAGGTATAAGTGTAAGAACAGCTTACTATGAATTAAAAGACCAAGCAAATGGCCATGAAATAAGTGAACTAAAAACTGATGGAGATATAATTGACTTACATATTGCTCCTACAGGTTCACCGAATTATGATAAAAATCCATATATAAGTAGCACTCTACTAAAACCAGTGTTTGGTACAGCTACTGACATACACACAACCAAAGAAAACATGCCTGAAATTTACAGGTATCACGAATCTAATTCATTTCTTGGAGCAAAAAATATAACTACAGTTCTAGCTGAAGTAGCAAGGGCATTAGGTTGTGTGGTTGTTACTAGATTTGTATCAGGTACCGGAATAGAAATAGAATTTGTTTCAAAAAATACTCTAGCAGGCTCATCTAATGTTTACATCATTGGAGCTAATAATTCAAGTTTCGATTCATCCTCTATAGCACTTGAAGATCAGATTGTCTACTATGCAGAAGCTAATCGATTAATATTAGAAGGTGGTCCAGATAGAGAAATTGCAGGAGATGAAGAAAATACATATAAGTACCAACAATTTGACCCTGGTGCAAAAGACTATTTCGGTAATTTCAAACCAACACCTGCATTAGAAGAGTTTCGAGATAAGATTAGAACAGATTCTTTAATAGAATATAAAAGACTAATCTTGTCAACTTCATACCCAGTTACTCAAATAAGATTTGATGGTGGTGTGGTGAGGTCAACCCCATTGAATCACGGAGTGTTATTTACTACTCCTTATGAGAGTACACCCTATTCTGAATTCTATGACCCAAGCAAGTATACAACTAGATCGCTTGACACATTATTAAATTCTGGGATTATGGTAAAAACAACACCTCAGTCTAATGAACAAGTTACCTTACTAGGAGCATCGACACCAGTGTGGCAACCTGCCTCTGATGTTGTAGTTAACATTAATGGAGAGAATGTAACATACAAAACATTGTCTGAATATGTGACATCATTAAATGATAGTGATAAACTCTATTATGAAAATACTAGAAAAATTACTGTGCCAACATGGAATGGTTTCTCCGCTAGTACTGATGGTTCAAATCCTAGTTGGAAAAACATAAAGATAGGTCAAAAATTACCATTGAAAGTGAAAACACTAGAATATGATGAAGTGGCAGATGAATGGAATGAAGTATGGTCTCCTGTAACGAACTGGTCTATAGTTAGCTTAGAAAGGTCAATGGATAAACCTGAGACCACTATAGAATTAGTTGATGAATCTGTTCACAGCATCTATGGTAATTATGATTCAGGAAAAGGTTCTTCACAAGTTCAAGGCACAGTAAATCAAAGTCCTCTGAGAAATGGGACAGTTGGTGGTGAGATTAGTGAAACATGGGTATTCAAATGCAATGAAGTAATAAAAGCAGATTATGCAGTTGCATTAAGAGATGATGGAAGAATAGAAAAATTCCAACCTCTTAAAAGTACTCATTATAACAAGTTCATTGGTATCGCTAAACAAGATGGTATCACCAATGATGTTATTAGAGTTCAAACAAGTGGAATAGTAGTATTAGAAAACTTGACAATAGATGAGAATAAGAGTCTCTTTGTAAGATATGCCACAGGAAATAATGCCAACCTGCAACAAACTATTCTTGAATCGAAAACAGCTGATGAAGACATGATATTTAGGTTGTGTAGGAAACCGTTGAATAATAGAGCTTTTCATTTAAAACCAGAATACATGATTTATGGCTAATCAAATAAGACTATACTATACAAAAGACTATCCTAGACCTGCTGATGGTAATCTTACAGGTGCTGCCCCTGGGGGTGGAGATATAACAGGAGACGATGTCGTTCTTGCCCCACTAAGAATGCAACCATTTCTAGTTGAAACAAATGAAGACTCAGGGAGAATGCATGGTGGTATATTATATAGTAATATCCTTGATGCCAGATATTCACACTCTATTTACCTACAACCTAAAATCCTTACACAAACAGTAAGAGATTTCTTAAATGAGTTCTGGATGGCTGATTTCAAATATATTCAGTTCCCAAATGAAAGCCCAGGGAAGAATGATGTAAGACAAGTAAATACAAGTGGTGGGAAAATACCTCTAAGTAGAATCAATGACAACAAATACCTAAATGAGATTACTCTAGAACTAACTGAGGTGTTACCAAATGGGAACTAATTTCACAGGATATTTTGAGCTCGGTAGTTTAGATACTATAAGAATAGCACCGATTAAATTCTTTGCTATTACTAGTGATAATCCTGCAAAGGAAGGTTTAGTAGCACCATTCGTTGAAGCTGGTAGTACATGGAAACTTGACCCAATAGTATTGCCTAATGATTCAGGTGGAGAGGAGACACAAGCATATAATTTAGAAGTAACTATTATTATCCCAAATAGTGAACATTTAAGAGTTGAGCAGATCATTAAACACTTTCAAAACACACCAGAAGATTTGGATTATATAACTATTGGATTCTCTCAATCAGGTGAGGAAGTAAAAGGGTTCTACTTGCCAGGTCTCGATTATAATAATCCTCTAAACAGCTTCCCTGTTGAAAACAATGAAATGATAATACTACCAGAATTAACTATGACATTAAATGTAGAACCTGCAGATATGAGAAACAGAACAAAAATTATAATTAAAAAATTCATCCCTCTCGATGAAGAATACGCACATATTTTAACATCAGATAGATTATAGGAGCTATACAAATGAAGAAAAATGCAAATGCAGAAAAGAAGAATAAAAACATTGATATTGAGTTCAATGGGAAGAAATATAGATATGAGTACCATACTATAAAGTCATTACCTGCGGAAACAGCAAATGAAATTATGCAGTGGTATAACGATGCTAAGAACCGACAAAAACAAGTTAATCTTAAAGAGGTTCATAGAAGTGATTTAGGCGAAGTAAAAGATACAGTAGTTGCTCACCTTGTAAGAGAGGTGTCAGAGAAAGGTGTTATGCTGGATTATGATTCAGCAGAAGCCAGAAGCTCTGTAAAAGAATTTATGATGGGTTTACCACATGACGAATTCTCAAGTATTAAAGATGAGATAATCAAGGATTTTTTTTTAAGTCAGGGGAAATTACATCTCGCTATGCAAATCTTGCGAGAAGAGCCAAAGAAATCCTCGAATCCAGAAAGCCTGATGTTATTGGCACAGTTGATAACAGCTTCAAAGAACTTGACAGAATCGCCAGAAAAGAAGAACTTAGAATCAGCTCCCTCGAAAGCGGTGAGTTAGAAAGACGAATTGAAGAAATATATCACACAATTTGGTATGTGCCAATATTAGCTAAAGAATGGAACTGCAAGCCAAGTGATATAAGGAATACTGATTATTTAGATTGTTTGTATAGCTTAATAGATAGAGTGAAAAGTATAGTAGATGGCAACTAGAGAACATGAAATATTACTAAACCTGGTAGCTTCCTTTAAGACTGAGAAAGGGGGAGTGAATAAGTTTGTTTCTGAGATTGAGAAGCAAATGAAAACTATCCAACCAGACATTGATTTAAATTCAGATGAGTTTAAGAAGAAAGCTGAGAATGTAATTGCAGAGTTCAACAAACTTAAAAATTCCACTAAAGGTGTTGAGGATATTGAAATTGCATTAAATTCAGATGAAGCACAAGCAGAGCTTTCTAGTCTTACAGATGCATTAGACCAGTTAATAGAAGAGACTGAAAAAATAGACACATCATTAATTGATGATGCATTTGGAGATATTGATACTAAAACACTTAATGACCTATCAAAAGCATTAGATGACTTAAATAAAAACGTTGATTTCAATGAAGCATCAAAACAATTCGAAAATTTAGTTGACGACTTTGAGCAAGGAACAGTTGAGACTAAAAAATTACTCGAAGCACAAAAAGATACTCTGAAAGAACTTGAAAAAACTGGTAAAGTTGGCACCAAGGGATATGATAATCTACAGGCAGAAATCAAAGAAACTGAGGGAATGTTAGGTCAGTATGAAGAGGCACTAAAGAAAGTAAAAGATACTACTGACGAAAACTCTAAAGGTGGTAATTCTTTCCTAGAGACATTTTTCAAAGCAGAAGCAATAGCAACCGCAGGCGAATACTTGTCAGAATTTGCAGAATCAGGTAAAGAAGTAAACAAAGCTCTCAAAGTAGTACAAGCACAAGCTGGGCTGACTGAGGCAGAGGTAGCTAGTTTAAAGGATTCAGCAACAGAATTGTTCCAAGCAGGAGTAGGCGAGACATTGTCAGACACTATAAGGGCTTTAGGAACAGCTCAACAACAGTTAGGGAGCTTCTTACCAAAAGAAGACTTAGACGACTTTGTCAAAGGTGCTGGTGCAATTGCTAATGTAATGGATGTAGAAGTTAATGAAGTAATTGGTAAGTCAAGGACTTTCTTGCAGAACTTTGCATTAGATGGACAGAAAGGGTTTGAGTTAATTGCATTTGCTTCCAAGGAAACTAATACATCAATGGCTGATACACTGGATACATTAGATGAATATTCAGGAGTAATTAGTGACTTTGGTGCATCCGCTGAGTCCTTTGTTGGTAGGTTAGCAGTAGGTGTAGAACAGGGAGCTAGGGATACAGACAAGTTAGCTGATGCAATGAAAGAGACTGCAATTAGAATAAATGCAGGAGACTTTACAACACCGTTTGAAGAGATGAAAGATGGTGCTAACGAAGCAGAGGGAGCAATAGTCCAAAGTGTTGAAGCCTTACTTAAACAAGCACAAACTGGTGACATCTCTATTGAAGCAGCACTAAACCAATCACAGAAATTAATCAAAGAAGGTGTTGATGCTGGCGAAATAAATGAGGCACTTAGAAACAAACTTAACGTAGCTATTTCTGGTACTATGGCTGAAGAAATTGGTGGAGAATTATTCACTAATATATTCTCTGCTGATGTTGACACAACAGCAGTTGCAAATTCAGCTAAAGAAATTGGTCAGACATTCTCAGATACAATTGGACCAGTTACAACTTTTGATAAACTTGAATTGAAATTCAAAGCGTTTGCTACAAAAGCTTCTTCATTCTTTGCACCAGTTGCATCTACTCTAGGTGGTGTTATAACAACTGCAGGTCAATTAGCACCTGCAGTATCAGCTCTTAATTCTGTTGATTTAAGTAAGATTAAAGACCAAGTGTCTTCTATACAATCAGGTATTTCAGGATTAGGAGATAAAGTACCATTTATAAAATCACAATTGGGAAGTTTAGGAAAGAGTGCAACTGGTTTAACTGGTATAGCTAGCAAAATTGGGGCATTGGGTCCTATTGCAATGAACCCATGGGTAATTGGTGGAGCGGCCGCAGTTGGTGCATTAACATTGTTCTTAACTAAAACAGAAAAAGGGCAAGCAATACTAGAGAATGCATCTAAAGGATTTCAAAACTTCATCAAACAAGCAGAACCTGTTCTTGATTCATTAAAAGACCTTGGTGGTGAAACTATAGATTTACTCATTGAAGTAGGTAAAATCATATTTGAAGTTGTCATTTTACCGTTTGAAATCTTGTACGAGGTAATTAATGCGGGTATATCTATAGTAAATGAATGGACTGGTGGTTTACTTGGAGCGACTGATATATTTGAGCTTATTGCAAAAGGTATTGATGTAGTTTCGCAAGGATTCAGTTCTGCAGGAGATTTTTTGTCAGGTTTACTAGGATATATAAAGGCGGCCAAAGAGGGAATATTTGGTCTTATACGTGAAGCCCCTGAACTTCTTTCAAATCTTGCTGAGCTAGGAGCTCATTACTTAAATCCTGCAAACTGGTTTGGAGATGATGAGGAAGGAGACGCACTTAAACAGAAGATTGCAGATTCTGTAAACCGTGCAATGAGTGGGGCAGTAAGAGTGTTTGAACAAACAAACATAGGTAATTCAATAGAAAAAGCTTTTGAAATTAAAGGTAGCTTGGACAAGCAGGATGAGATTGGTAAACTAGTAGCTAAATATGAAAACGCTACAGATGAATTAGAAAAAGCTTCACTTGCTCAACAAATAAACAAAGAAATACCTGGTGTAGTTTCTGGGTATAAGAAAATCATTGATGAAAATGGCAATGTTACTACTGCTATGGAAATTAATGTAGATCAGGCAAAGAAATTAAATGAGGCACAAAGGGAAGCATTTAGTGAAGAAATCAAAACTAAGCAAAAAGAATTCACTAATGGGTTAATCAAGCAGGCTAACCAATACCAAGAGAATGAAGCAAAGATTGCTAAATTAAATGAACAGATAGTTAATGCCAATACTATTGAGAAATCTCAAGAATTACTAAAAGAAAGGGATAAATTAGTTGAGTCTCAAAAGAAAGAAGCCGAGAATGTGCTAGGTCTATTGGAAGATGCTAATGAAAAGGGTGTTATCACTGAAGAGTCTTATGAGGCAGTTGCCAAAGCAATGGGTAAGACTACTGATGAGCTGAAAGAAGTTGTAAAACAACAAACAAAATCAGAAGAAATAGCCAAAGATCAAAAGCGTTCGGTTGAAGATTTAGCAGCCGCTTGGAATAGTGTTAATGATAAATTAAGTAAAACTGTAACCGAACAAACAGAAGGACTATCGGAACTCAAAAGACTTGTTAGAGAAGCTGATGATCCTGAAGAAAGAGCAAGAGCACGTGAACAATACCAAAAACTTCTTCAAGATACTCGTGATAATGTAAGGGAACAGAAAAAGCTTAATGCAATTAATGAACAGATACTAATTGCTACTGGCCAGAAAATCATTGAAGGAAAATCACTTTTCGAATTAGCAAAAGAGGAAATTGCACTTCGTGAACGTGATATCCAAGCTACAGAACAATTACGTGAAATTGATAAAGAAAGATTACTGTTAGCAGAAGGTCGAGAAGCTAATGCTTATGATGAAATACAAGTAGGCAAGTTGCAATTACAAAGCATTGAATACCAACGTAAAGCATGGTTAGAAGTGTTATCTGCAAAAGGTCTAGTTTCCGAGGTGAATTTTGAAACTGGAGATGTTGAATTTTCACCTAAACTTAAGAAAGAAGAAAAAGCAGAAGTAGAAGATGCAATTCTTAGATTTAACCAACAAATTGCTCAACAGGAAACTAATCTTGAGAAACTTAGTCTTTCAATAAAAGCCGACTCACAAACTTTGGAACGTGAGCTAGCTGAGTTAGAAATATCTCAAATCGAATTTGAAATTGAAGCAGGTATAAGAGGAGCTTCTGGTTTTGAAGAAATAATTGACATGTTGAGTGAAAGACTAGAAAAACAAAAAACAGAAGTAGAAGACTATAATAATGAGATTGTTAAACTAGAAGAAGAGAAGAATGCAAAACTTCTAGCATTACAAACAACTGGTAGTGATACAGAAGAAATCGAAGCCATCAAGAACCAATATAATGTTCTAATAAATGAGCAGAGAAGACTATATATAGAGGCAGAGGCAAAGGAAACTGAAACTTACAAAAGAATAAGACAGAATGTCAGAGAGAATTTAGACTACAGACTAGAAAAATTACAGACTGGTTTGGAAAGAGAAACAGATCTCCTAAATGAAAGATATGATAAAGAGATTGAAAAAATCAGCACAGTAAATGAGTTGTATTTTGGATTAAGAGATTCTGTAAGTCAAGAAACATTAGATACAGACCTATCAAATATTGATGAAGAGTTTAATGTAAGAAAGGAAAAATTAGAAGAATTCAAAGAACTTGAGTTTCTAACTGAGGATGAATATAATAGAAAAATTGAAGCACTTGAGAAAGAGTCATTACAAAGAAGAGAAAACCTGCAGGAAGAATTCCGAAAGAAACAATTAATAGAAAACGAGATTCATGCAGAGCTTAACGCTATTGTAGAACGAGAAAAACAAGTAGCTGTTCTTGAATCTGAGCAAGAATCATTTAATAAGAAATTAGAGATATTCAGAGAAAATGTTCAAATTACAGATGAACAATATGAGCAACTATTCAACGCTCAGCAAGAATACCTTAAAGCTAGACAATTAGCAGAGGATAATGCGAATGATGAAAAACTACAGAAGGCATCTGAAGATGCGGCTGCTAATTTAGAAGCTATAAATAAAGAACTACTAAAGACTGGTAACTTTGACAAACAAGAATTTGAAATATTTTCTAATATAACTGAAGGATTAAGTAAGACTACAGGAGAGTTAGAAGAAAAAGGTAATGATCTGAATATAGCATTGCAAGATGTAACGGATTCAGCGGTTAATATTCTACCTGCTATTATAGCTGGTGCAGACCAACAAGCAGAAGACCAGTTTAGAGCCTTAATGGCTAGAAGAGTAACATTTATTCAAAAGGAAATAGAAGCATTTGTTCTTCAGTTGCTATTAAGCGAGTCCGTTGTTAATTATTTAAGTGGTCTTCCTTACCCATTAAATTTAGCGGCATTGCCTTTAGTTCAGCAAGGATTAAGTGCAGCGATTAAACAAATCACAACTCCAACTCTTACAAGTCTGTTATCATTTTCAGAAGGTGGAGACATAACTGGTTTATATACTAGTCCTACTGCAATTCAGGTTGGAGATGCAACTCAGTCAGGCAATGCTAACAATAGAGAATGGGTTGCAAATGATAGAAATATTAGAGAAATTGTAGAATTGTCAATTGCACTTCAAGTTAGAAATATGATGGCTGGTTTTGCTATGTTAGAAAATGCGATCAATGGTTTGTCTATTTCAACAAAACTTTCAGGAGAAGATATCGAAGTAGTTCTCCAAAGAAGACAGCAAGTTAAGAAACGTAGAAAGTTTTAA